TACGCAGCGAGCAGCAATACCGGTGCGGTTGCTGGACCGAAAGCAGTAATGCCGAACCAGCGAAGCCCGCGAGCCAAACGGGATCGTTTGTCGGTATCGAATAACCGTCACGGACACAACCCATGAGATGGACTGTTTCTCATCGCTTCGATGCTGACGTGTTGCCGCTGGCTGACCGGCACTACAACCGCCGCAAGGTAGGCTCGCCGCAATTCGTGCCGCCAGGGCGCTGCTTGGTATTCAAAACGGTCGATCTGAAGGCAGTCTGGACTACCTCATGGCCATTCGCGCGATATGTGCGGCATGCGTGGCCCGGAGCCTGGGTCAACAGTCTTTTCCGCACAGAGGGCGCGGGACTTGCTTCAGAGCTGATTAGGGAGGCCGTGGCGGCGACTAGAGCCTGCTGGCCTGCCGTACCAGACCTCGGCATGGTGTCCTTCGTAGACGCAGCCAAAACCCGCAGGAAGCGCGATCCGGGCCGGTGCTACCGAAAGGCCGGTTTCCGCCATGTGGGATTCACGAAAGGCGGCCTATGGGTGTATCAGATGCTCCCGGCAGAAATGCCAGCAGCTCAGCAACCATTGCTCGAGATGGCGGCATAAGGTGCGGACATGACAAATGAGCAACTACAGGCGATTCGGGATCGCTGGGCCGTCAATGACCAAAGCTACGCCCATGGCGATATCACTTCCTTACTTGCAGAAATCGAGCGCCTGACCGCCGAGCGGGACCAGTGGAAGCTCGGCAGCGCCATAGTCAACGAGCGGCTGCTGGCGGAGATCGAGAGGCTGCGAGCGACGCTGGATAAGATTTCCAGAACCTATTGCGGAGACCCCGGCAACGAGTGTCCGATTCTCAAGCAGTTCTGCGCCCACCTTGCGAGCGAAGCCCTGCGACTCTCCTACGAACCGTCACCGATTCATCCTGACCCCACTGGCAAGACGCGGGAGCCGCCGCACTGCCCCACGTGCGATTGCCAAACTGATTCAGCCGCAGTGAAATCGTGAGCGCGCCCCCCATCAAGTCCCTGCGGCGCCGCATCTCCAGCGTACGGGTATCCTCGAACGCTGAGTACATGCGCGTGAAGGTCTACTGGCAGCCCGGATGGGCCTTTGACCCGGAGGGTGATGGGAAGCGCTATGCGGGTCTCTTCACGCGGATGGCCACCGCGTCCCTGCTCGAAAGTCTGCTGAACGCCCAGTTGCGAGCGGTCCCTAATGGCTATGCGGGAATACCCGCACAGAGAACCTGAACGAGTCACATGGCAGATAAATGGATTCCGCTCGACGAGCTGATCGAGGAGTTCGAGGCCGATCCGCAGATGCGCAAGCTGATGCAGGAAGCCAGACGGGAACTAGCCACCAACATCAAGCCATTGCTCAGCCGGCCGCAGTACAAGCGGCTCATACGCGGAGAAGGGCCGGAATTGGCGACGGTGAGCGAGCGCATCCGCCGGTCGCTGAAGGCTCTCATGGCGCGCCAGTGGCGTTTCCTCAGAAGTCGCGGAGTGCGTCGATCTCTATAGCTGTGGCTTCAGTTCCGCGATGAGGGCATTGAGCTGGTTGACGCATCTTTCGTAGCCGTCGGCGGCAGCGACAAGATCTCCCGCAAGCGAATCAGAGGCTCCAGGGTTTGAGGTTCCAGAAGCTCCGGGCTGATCTGGGGTTTCTGGCACGGAATGAGTACTGGAGGCGGGGCAGGTCTGACGGGTGAGCAAGCGGTGAGCCAGAGCCAGATTGGCATCCCGAGCAGCCACCACATTCGCGTTCTCATGTTGCAGGTTCTCCACGATCTGGGCATTGGTTCGGGCCGTCGTTTGAGCCGCTACCAGCTGGGCCTGTAAGGCGGTTCGGATCGCCGTTTCCGCATTCGCTCGGTCCGTGGCATCCGAGGCGATTCGGGCTTGCAGGATCCCAGAATCCCTCCAGGAGGCCACTTTCCACCCTGCTCCAAAGAGCAGCAGGGCAGCCAGTCCGTAGGCTGCCAGCCTCAAATAGATCACAACCAGCCTTTCACCTTGGCCACAATCACCGCAGCCCAGGTCACCCCATGTAACCAGTTCCCTTTGATCCAGGCCCAGGCTTTGGAAGCATCGGTTTTGGCTTTCCCCTCCAGGACCGCTATACGGGCCTCCAGGGAGGTCACACTGAGGGATGGGGTAGAAGGTGAGGGGGTAGTGGGATCGGCCATAGCGGGCTCCTATTTCGTCTGACGAGGGGCTGGGCGATGAGACGGATCTCGAGGGGCGGTCACTGAGAAAGCGCGCCAGTGTTCTGGCGTGGGGTTTCGAATGCCCGCTCGATAGACCAGATGGTATTCACGATGTTGCGCCGCTCTGATTTGGGCCAGAGATTCGTTGCCTAGCAAACCAAAAAGTCATCACAGTGCCAACATTCGCGGTCAATACGCCCAGCATGACTTGCAAAGCATCATGATGCTCTCCCGGGACCTTCACATGGCCATAGAGAAACTGGCTCAGCACGAAGAAGTAGCCCCCGACGAACAAAAGCGATAACACCGCCTGGAAGTAAGCGGTCGCCCGATGAGTCAGAAGCTTCCAGGAGTTCACTCCTGAGGTTCCTTGCCGGCGAGCATCTCCCGGAACTCCTGGATCCCTCTGGAGAGGTATCGGTACTGGGGATCCGCTCCCTCAGGACCGTTCAATCGACGTAACCACGCCTGCCACATCCTGCGGGTGAAGGGGGTCCGATTACTTCCCCCAGGTTTCAAGGCACGGCCGTTCCTCATACCTGCCCCGTGAGGAGGATCTGGGCTAGCCCCTGATACCGCGGAGCAATCCTGGGGTCCTGGACCTGACACTCCTGAGAAGCGGTAGTCCAGTCCTGGGCTCCCAACGCGGCGATCATCTTGGGGAAGTGCAATAAGCCCCCTAATCCCTCGTTGAAGGCAATATCGAGGCAAACGGATTGGCGGGGGGGATCAAGACTCGCATACCATGAATACTTCTGGAGCTGGGTATCCAATTCCGTGAGCTGGGCTCCCAAGAGGGCTCCCGCGGCAGAACGGGTGATCCCGGCATCCACATTGAAGCCATAGCCAATCGTGAGATGGCCATGGGTATCCCGGTAAGCCGTCCCCCGGAAACCTTCTTCCTGTTCCAGTCGGGGCAAAGCCAGATCCACGGCGCTCATCTGCGGCGTTTCTCCTCGAGCATGTGAATGCGTAGTTCCTGCTCGTTCACCAGTCCTCCGATCTCATGCAGTCGTCCCCGGATACCACTTTCGTGGTTGCCGATATCCTCCTTGATCCGACTGATATCAGAGGCCATTCCCGCCAAAGTCTCCCCTACCCTGCGACATTCCACCACGTGTGTCCAGAGGGCCTTGGCGATGAATCCCACCACGGCGATCTGGACCGTGACGAGAATCCCCAAAGCCCATAGCAGTTGCTCCATCCATCAGTTATCGAGGATGTCCGAAGCGCATCGGAGTACGAACTCCTGCATATCCCGTGTGACCGCCTGCTCATTGGCCTTGTAGAGCGCGTAGATCGAGTTGAAGTGCTGAATCCGGAAAGGCGCGACCCGTGAGAGATTGTCTTTGACTTTCTCGATAAGGTCATCGCCGCCAATGATGATCGTTCCTCCTCCGCCCATGACTATCTCCTGCAATTCTTTGGCCCGAAGGCCGTGATGAGTTTCTGGTCCACTTCAACCTCTGACCTCAGATCCGCGAACTCATGGGTCTTGAACCAGTCCAGATTGTACTGCTGCAAGCGCTGTTCACGTTGCGCAGCCTGGTAAGCCAGGATCAACCAGACGTTGATCGCAATCGATAGCCCCAGAAGGACAGTGGTTAACCATCCCTTGACCCGCTCTCCATGAATGGTGGCCTGAGCGATATTTGCTCCCCCTTCCGCTCTCAGGGATTGATCCGGGCTATGCTCGGGATGGATGCTCACTCCGACCCCCCTCTGTAACGGGGTTCCACGAGTTTCTTCAGGTCCGTCACCTCTGCGGTGAGATCCACGACCCGCTGCTGGAGCGCGGAGAGCTGATTCGACAGCGCCCAGCCCCCGATGATGAAAGCGGTGAGGAGAACCGCCCCGATGCCGGCGAACCAGGTCCGGGTATCCTTCCCGTCCTCGTGATAGGTGATCGAAGCTCGGGCTGCGGATTCGGCGATCAGTCGGGCAACGCGGGTTAATTCCTCGTCTCCGAGATTGATGTCGGGATCAATCCGTTGCTCCCTGGCCATGGCTTAATTCGGAACGTCCACGCCAGTCTGGCCGAGCTGGATCAAATGCACCGTATCCCACAGGAACCCGACAGTGCGGCTGAACCCATTGGCCGGATTGGTCCAGGCGGACATCTTGTACATTGATCCCCACGTGATGGTCCCCATCGCACCTCCCGAGGCGTTCACGATCTCGACATAGACCGGAGGCCCTACGGTGAGATTCGTCGGGTTGGCGATGGTCATGGCATTCCCATCGGTCACCACGATCCGGATGATGCGCCCCAGATGCATGTTGGGCGTCATGCTGGCCGCGTAGGTCAGCGTATTGAGGATCGCTCCCCCGGAGTCCGCCCAGAGATTCACCGCCAGCGCCCGGTTCGGTACCGTGGCGTTATCGGTCACCGTCCCGTAGCCGCCCTCATAGACATTCCCGGTGCTGCCGGAGTCAAAGGACAGCGTGGCACCGTTCTCGGCATTCGGTCCGATGTGGTTCCCGGTGCTGTTGGTCTGAAAGATGAGACCACCTCCAGATCCCCCGTTGCTGCAGCCCATGACGAGGGAGTTGTTGAGATTGTTGAACTGGAACTTGGAATTCTCGTGATAGCAGCCAAGAACGAGTGCTCCTTCGACGTTGGAGGAAGCGCCTCCCAGTTGCAAGCCGATCTCGTTGTTGGTGCCGGTTTCGCCGGAGAAATTCCCCCCGATGACCCGGAAGTTGTAGATCTGGGAGGCATCGACCTTCAGCCCTCTGGAGTTCGCCTTGTAGTTGGTCGAGGCCAGGGCATCGAAGTCATAGACCGTAATGTCATTGACGAAATTGCCGGTGAAATAAGCACCTGAATCCCGATCGGCATTGTTCACCGTGATGGATACGGGGAGCACAGGCGGATTGTCGGGCCAGCTCTTGCAGTCCCGGATCACCACACTGTTGGTGTCTGCCCCATAGAGTCCAACACCCGGCATCATGAAGATCAGCCGCTCGAAGCGAGAGCGGATCGATTCCGTTCCGCCACTGCTGTTCAGGCGAATCCCGTGGTTCGGATTCGTGCTGTTACCACAGATCACGAGATCATGGACCCACTCCCCGTTCTTGCCGGAGAAGTCAAACGTCGGACTGTTAGCTGCAGCCCCGTTGATGATCTGCGCCCACCCTCCTTCCGCTCCGATATCGATCGGCAGCATGGCCGTGGTCGAGGAACCAAACGTGGGAGGTGTGACGATGAGATAGGCGGTATGGGACAGAAACCGAACCGGAGCGCCACCGGCCAGCATCTGGGTGACCGCACTTTGGAGCGGGGCGGACATATCCGTCGTCCCCGGACTCGTGTTCGTGCCATACCGGTCCGGAATGCCGGGCTTGTAGATGAAATTGACCGCAGTCACTCCAGCAGCGGTCTCGATCGCGGTTTGGGGGTACAGATAGCCGGCGAGCAGACTCTGGCTCAGAACGAGATAGGGCGCGTCGTAGTAGTCCGCATCCCACAACGTCGTGGTTCCGGTAGAGTCCTTCAGCACGAAGTGGTAGGACCCGGAATCCAATCTCACCGTGGCAAGCCCTGTGGAGTCCAGAATCACTGGATTTGCGTTAACAATAGTCCCTGCAGGATCGGAGAAGGTTTGCTTAGGGGTCGTCGATCCGGCTATATAGGTGAAGAGCTGTCCCCCGGGGGCGGCAGGCCAGTAGAACACCGGGACTGACAGGAACGGAGTACTCATATGGATCTCACCCAGGCGTTGGGGATAGCGGTGGTTTCAGGACTCTCCCCGCTCATCAGTAAGTACCTCATGGACCCCATGGTCCGGATGATGGATCGGTGCCTACCCCAAGGCATCGTGAAGCGCATCCTACTCTTCAAAATAGGTCGATAGGGAGACCGGAACCCCTGCGGTCGCCAGAGCCGGTAACCCCGTTTGAATGGCCGGCGCAAAAGGGGCTCCGGCTCGAGAAACGCTTCCTCCAATCACTCCCACGACCGGATTGTTGACCGCGTGGTAAGCGGCCCACTTGAAGGGTTGCAGAATAGGAGGAGGAGGTCGGGATCCTAACCCTGAAGACTGTCCGAAACGGGCCGCTTGATAGAGATCAGACGTATTGCCCCCCCTCAAATACCCAGGCTTGTCGTACCGTTGCAGATAGTTCCCCAGGTTCCTCAGGTTCACATCCCCGGTAGAGGAATTGAGGATGGTGGGACGGGAAGTCAGGGTGGAGAAAGCCCGATACTGTGGTAAAGCGGCCTGATAGGTGGCCTTGAGTTCGGGATCGGTAATGCTCTGCCCGATCAGCTCATCCACATGGTTCTTCAAGGAGAACAAGGCTTGACCTAACTGCCGATCCCCCATCCGGGAGGACATCTGGCCTGAGGCTTCCTTGCCTAAGTTGGACGAGATCGACCCCAACTGTTCGGCATTCAAGGTTCCTTCCCGGAGTCCCGCCAACAGGTTCCCGACTTCCGGTTGGCTCTCGAAAGCAGCTTTGGAGGATTGGTTCAATCCATTCGCCGCCTCCGCAATGGCTTGCGCGGTAGGTCGTTCCAGACTGACCTCCACATCAGGATTCCTCGCCGCCTGGAAGATCTGCCCGAACCGTTCATTGGCAGCTGCGATTGCGGCCTGATCCAATCGAGGGGCATCGGAACCCACCGCTTGAGCGGCCGCCGCATTACCGGTTCTCTGATTCCATCCGAGGAAAGGTTGTGCTGCCCGATTGGTCAGCCAGTTCGAGATCGCATCGCCTGCGGCTTTACTGGCTACCCCTATTCCCGCCCCCACTCCGGTATTGAGGAGACGGGATTCATCCTGGGTCACCGGAGTCAATGCTCCTAATCCCCCTCCCATGAGTGCAGCCCCGGCATACGTATTCGCTCCCGGAATGGCGGCCAGAGGTAATGCTCCGGCAAGCTGTCCGACCTTGCCTCCCCAAGTCCCCTGTAAGGGCGCATCCAAGGCCCGTTTATCCACCGCCTGCTGGTAGAGCGGATTGCCCGTGGCCTGACCATAGATCTGCCGAGCTCCCAGATACGTATCGGTATAGAGCTTGCCGATCCCGAGAACCGCATTCTTGAGGAAGGAGTTGCCGGCCACAGGACTGTAAGCGGCTTGTGCTTCGGGGGAGTCTGAAGGGACTTGTCCCTGATTCGTGACATCGAAACTCTGTCCCGATCCATAACGGGGACCGTTCAACTGCGCCAGTAATGCAGGATCGGTAACCTCCCCATTCAACTGGGCGAGCAATGCAGGATCGGTGACCTCAGTCGGCATACCACTTCCCATTACGTTGGGTATAGGTCTTGCCGTTGATGGTTCGAGTTACGCCAGCCTGATTCTGGGCGTTCTGAAGATCAGAGGCCAATGTGCTCTTGTACTGGGGCAGCTGAGCGGCGGAGCCGGCCTGAGTGAGAAGACCGGTATAGAACCCCTGACGGTTCTCCTGGACCTGTTTGAGCGCGGTTTTATTCCTCACATCCACCGGCAGCAAGCTCTCCACGTTCTGGCGGATCTGCGCGGTGGTGAGTCGAGCTCCGGATTGATCATGTCCTGCGGCTTGAAGCATCGGCATCAGACCTGCGATGTAGGTCTGCTCCTTCGGGGTCATGCCATGCACCAGCATCTCCTGACTCAGGAGTTGTCGCAGGACCCCACTGTCCTCGGACGTGGCAGCATTGATGACCAGAGCACGAGTCTTGGGGCTCAAGTTAAAGCCCTGATCTTCCAGCTTCTGCATGGTGTTCATGCCGGAGCGCATTTCAGAAGCAAACATCGCTGCTTTGAATTCGGGATCCGTGGGCGCTTTCATGCCCGCATTGAACCCCCCGACGGTTCCGGTTCCTACAGGTTGTCCCGAAGCCGGATTCACCCCTCCCATTCCAAACCCGCTGGTCTGTACGGGAACCTTGGTCGTGGTATTGGTGGCGGGATCGTACTTGTCCACCAGGGTATACCCCGGAATCTGGCGTTCGATCAGATCGCCTTCCTTCTTGCCGGTCACCTCATTGATCTGCCCCACTTCTCCTTGACCCAGATTCACATTGCGCAACTGCTGAGGAACCGCTACCGAGAGCCCCAAAGGAGCCCCCCGTTTGTTGTACTCCATCGCGGCTACCACAGGGATCTTGCTCTTATCCCAGGGATCCACTCCGTACTGTTGAGCAAGAGAAGGCCATGCCGACATCAGCTGAGGGTTCTTCGCCAACGCCGCCCCCGCTTCATCCGGGGAGAGTTGGGCGAAGGACTTGAACATCGGCATCGGATTATTGGCAGAAGGAATCTCCGTCATGAGCTTTGCTTTCTCGATCGCTGCATTGCGGGCATCGGTCTGCAGCTTCAACGCCTCGGCTGTCGCAGTATTGGGGTCCTTGCCGCTCATGATGGCGCTCATCTGCCCGAACGCGGCATTGGTGGCCACTCTGCGGGGGTCGAGCAAAGGTCCCAAAGGATCGTTCACGTCGTATTGAGGACCTGACTGAGGACCAGAACCTGAAACGGCTCCCTGTGGGCCGTTCTGAATGCCTCCCGTCGGAGCCCCTGAATTCTGGGCTCCTTGTCCTGCATCCGCTAGTTGCTGGGCATACCCGAACAGCATCTTCTGCTGCTGCAGGGCCATTCTGAGCTGTTCGAGCTTCAAACCCCCCGCTTCCAGTTCCTGCTGGCCCTGAGCGATGTTCTGCTGACCCTGAGTGGCAGCCAAAGCTCCTGCTTGCCCACGCAGATAGCTTCCCAAGAGATCGGGCTGCTGAATCTGCAATGCGGCAGGGTAGAAGTCAGCCATTTAGGGTCCGATCGGTGCTACCGGAGGGAGATTCTGCTGCAGGTATTGATCGGCCTGTCCTCCCCAGTAGGGAGCAGCCCCCTGAAGCTCATTCTGGGCTTGAAGGGTCTGCAGCTGATTCATGGTGTTGTACTGGCCATAGATCCCGGTCAGTCCTGAGAGTCCCGCCCCAATCGCATTGGCCTGTCCGGCATACCCTGAGGCCTGGGCGTTCCCCGAGTAGATCTGATTGCCTCCGATCTGGTTCGCGGCATTCATCCCCGCATAGCCGGTTTGAGCGTTCGACTGGATTCCTTCCCCTGCCAGACTCTGTAATCCCCCGACATACTGCTGGGCATAGTTCTGCGCCAACCCTTGACCGTACTGGGTCAGGGCTTTCCCTGCCGCCCCGGATTGCAGCAACCCCTGAGCAGCCAAATTGCGATCCACCGCTTGGGTGCCTTGGTTCATCTGGAACTGATAGCCCGGCAGGTTCTGTAGGATAGAATTGAAGTTCGGGGCCTTGGAGTTAGTGCCATTGACCCCTCCTAAACCATAGAACTGCGACAGCGCATTGACCGCTTGTCCTCCAGCGGCTCTCCATGGGGCTTGATCCGCCCGGGTCTGGTTATACATCTGGAGCTGGGTTGCATTGGCATTGGCAGCAGCTTGGGATTGGGCGTTAGCCGCATCCCCTGCAGCACCCGCTTGGATCACGGAGCCGGCTAGAGCCGCCCCTCCCACAGCAGCGACTACGCACATAACTTCTCCATCACGATGTCATCCCCCACGTAACCGAAGCTCTTCAGGAGCGCATATAACGGGCTGTCCTGGGTTGCAGGCCATCCCAGTGCTATCGCACCGCCCTCTTTCAGTTCCCGCTCGATAGCTCTCAAGAGAGCCGCTCCATGGCCTCTATAAGCGGGTTCGAGGTAGATCGAATCCCCGTACCCACACAGGATCGAACGGTGATGGGCACTGCGATTGAGGTACCCCATGGCATACCCCACCAAAACTCCTTCCTCCCGAGCGGTGATGATGACCAGAACTCCCGCTGTGGCCAGCGTGCGGTAGCACTCCACATCTGGCTCGATCTGGAAGTCCCGCCGGCCGAAGTACGCACAGCGTTCCCCTTTGAGAGCGGTGTTCTCCTCCCAGGATCGTTGGGCGAGCGGCAGAACTTCCTTCAGGAGCTCATCGGAAAAGGGTTCTCTCACGATCTTCATGTCTGTCGGATTCCGGAGACATTGAGCGAGACGGAAGAGGCCGCGGAGGCAAAGCACTGCAGAGTATCCCCGGCGTTCAACACACACCCGGAGAGTTCAGGCGAAACATAAGCCGTGTGAGCCGCGATGGAGAAGGTATCCAAGACCTTCCCGGCATCGGTCACACTGCCCCCATTAGGGATGATGTAAGCGGTGACCGTGATGGCTCCAGAGGTGGTATTCACGAAGACGGCGTGACGGATGATGACCTGGGAGTTCGCCCCACAGGTGTACTGAGCCGCTACCGAGTTGGGCAGCTGGACGGCTTGAACGAGAGTGATACCGCTGAGACTCATGGCCACCACGCCAGCAGGCTGACATCCGGGATCCGGGGAGGATCGGAGGGCTCAAAGAGAGAGACCCCCGATTTGGGAGCCAGCGCGAGCGATTCCGCAGCGGTGATGGCGCTCAAGGCATCCAACTGCACGTCCTCCGTCCCACTGGTGGATCCCCCCACGGCTTGGGCCAATTGCACCAGGAACTTATACCATTCCCGGCTCATCTGCATGGTCCGGGCATCGATGATGGGCAGTTCATAACGGGGAGGGATCAAGGTGCTCATCTAGCCAACTCCGTGCCCCGGACATTCGCTCCCACCCAGGACACCTTGGATCGGGTGGTGGTGGCGACTCTCAGAACCAGATCCCGTCCTGAACCAGCCCGTCGCCATCTCGCCCGGGTCTTTCTCTGCCCGATATTCCCCAGAGTTTGGTAGCGCTCGAACCCCCACTGACGACCGGCGTCCTTGCTCACTTTGAGCCAGACTTTCGGAGTTTCCGATTCTCCTTCTCCCGCTAACGCCACCAGTTCGATCTCATCCAGGCGGATCTTCTTGTGCTCCTCGGACTCGATTTCCCAAGCCCTTTCGCGGTAAATGACCTGCCCATCATCATCGGTGAGGTCCAGACTCATCCGATACAGCTTCCCGTTCTGCCAGTCCCCCACGACATGATCCCCATAGAACTGCGCATAGCAGTTCCCCCGGTGACGGTGTAGTACTCCGAACTCATCCATCCAGTAGCGTTGATGCCACATCGCCATCTGCGCCAGGGAAGAAGCGGACACGTCATACACCCAGGTTTCATCTCCGGAAGGAGAGCTCAGCACGTAGAAGGTATGTCCTTCCTCCTGGTAGGCATAGGCAAAAGCATCGGTGGGATCAGGCCACTGGGCAATCGCATGTTCCACCGCGAGGGTGGAGACACGAACTGGGATATAGGCATTCGCTCGATACACAATCCCCCGACCGTTCTTGTCTCGTCCCAGCCACATCACGGAGTTGTCGATCTTGACCGCGGAACGGGGCGCACAAATGCCCTGCTCGATGAACCCTCCCGGAGCTCGTTCGAAGGGGAAGAATGCCGCGCCGGTATCCGACCAGATCTCGATCGTTTCGGTTCCAAAGAGCCATGCTTCACGATGATCGGTGAGCAAAGACACCGTGTCATCGGGAGCCCCTTCGGCCGTGGCGATATCCAGAGGGTCAAGGGTGGCCACATCCCCCAGATTCGTCAGTCCGAACTGCCCTCCGGATTCTTCCGTGAAGAGGACGTAATTATCCTCCCCTCCCAGAATCGCCCCGCCCGGCGCTCCAGCAACGGGAGCCAGCACCCCGGAGACTGCATCGACATAGTGCCATCCGGAGGGATGAGCAATGGCGACTTGAGTGCCATTATCCGCCAGGGAGACATGGCCTGAGGAGTTCGGCAGTACTCCCAGAATCTGAGGACTATAGTGCTGATCGAACCGGTAGACGGTATTGCCGATCACGCCATAGAGCCAGAATCCCCCCAGAGACAGATTGCGGGTCACCCACAGTCCCCGCACCTCTCCCTCCCCTTGGAAGAGGTTCTCCAGGCCTGGAGTCCCGTAGAACCCCCCGATCCCGGATCCCGTGGTTTCATTGAACTCAGGATAGATATTGATCGCCGTTTGGGAGGCCAGAATCGGAGAGCGGGAGGCGTAGGCTTGTCCGAGGAAGTTCGTTTTCACGCCACCCTCGTGGAGAGCTTGCTCCCTCGGGTGATCCGGCGTCTTTCCTGCTCATTCGCCGCGGCCACCAATCCCGTGTACTTCTGCTCCCAGATCGGTAACCGATCCATCTCTCCTAAGAAAGGACCACTCTCGGCCAAAGCGGCGTAGAGGAAGACATCCGGATGCCGGGTGAACAAAGCATTCAATCCAGAAGACAGATCCGGAAAGCGCTTGTAGTACTGTCCGGTAACCGTAGTTCCATCGGGTTGAGAGGGGAAGAAGAGGAGGTTATCCCCCTGAAAGGTGTACCGGATCGGGTTGCTCGCGACATAGGTGGTCTGCTGCAACTGGATCTGATTGGTCACCGCTTCCCAAGGGGCATAGGTCGCCACCACTTTGTTCGCCAGATACGGAGCGCCACGAAGCTCGAGGAAATCAGTCGGTAGAGGCGCCAGGTTTCCCGTCGTCGTGACCGATAACGGCACATCCTGCGTACTGGATCTCAATTCCCGGTAGATCCGCGTTTCCCCCGCTCCGATGATCAAATCCAGTACTGAAACCGACAGATCCGACTGGCTGATATCATCCCCGTCCAGCATGACGTGGAGCGCATTGCGGAAATCACTATAGCTAGCGAAGTTCACCGATGCGCTCCTCGGCCCGCTGGACCATCACGGAAGGGGTTTCTCCCGCACATCTCAATGCTCGAAGGAGCGCGGTATGCCAGGTCCACGATCCACTGTCATCCGCGTAGTGACGGATCCCCGGAATCCCTAAAGTGAAGTGCGACAGGGCAGGAGAGGCGGGAGGATATTCCCCCACCAGATGGTTCCAGTCCTCAGGCAGAGCCCCGATGTCCTTGTCCTGCAACCACTGGAAGCGATGCAGGAAGGAGGGACTCGCTTCATTCACGTACTCCGGCATCAATACGCGATTGGCGAAGTGAGCACAGTTCCACAGCACCACGGAAGACCAGTTCTTCCTCGGGTAGGTCCGGTTCTCACTCTCCATCGTGGACCCCAGATACTTCTTCGGATGGCGGGTTTGATAGTCATGTTGGACTACCGCAACCGCTTTGTTGTAGTAGGTATCGGTCCAGCGGAAGAGCTCGGCAATATCCACGTTCACCGTCATATCCCCATCCAGGAACAGCGCCCAGCCGGTGAAGTCGCACAGATAGGGAACGAGATATCGGGCATAGGTGAAGGCATTCGTCCCATCCCGAGGATCACCTCTCACCGCCTGGAAGGAGACGTTCCCCGACGTGCTGGCCAGGATGCTCTGACAGCACACATGGAAAGCGACCGCTTCCCGAGGGTCATAGCCTATGAAGATGCGCATAACCCTCCTTGGGGAGATTCGATCTGCGCCCGAGCGAGTCCAATCACGATGAACCCCTGTTCATGCGTGGCTTGAATGGTCTGTAGGTCCCACCGATCCCAGAACTGAGGGACCCACCAGGACATCGGTTGCTGGATCAGATGGGCGTTCCTCCCGTCCGAGAGCGTCTTGACTGCAGGTCCGGTGTGGACGCTGAGGAAAATAACCCCTTCGGTCAGTCGCTGAAGATCATTCAGAACCGAGTCCAAGTAGTCCGGTTCGATATGTTCGAGCACATCGATGCACGCGACCATCTGAGCCGGTAGTGGGGCTTTGGAGTATCTCGGCACCCCAGGGTCATAGGCCTGGTAGGTCAGCTTCTGCTTGATCTTGAGGTGCTTGGCGAGATTGGTCTGTGCTCCACAACCATAGTCAAGCAGGTGCGTGATACCCATTCGCTCGATGATCTGGCTGACCATCGGGGCGTACTGGATGGAGGCGGTGCCGTAGTGACCGGTGCTGTGCAGTCTCTCCTGCTCCTTCAAGTAAGCCGGAGAGATCAGCGCGGACTCGTTCGATCTCGGTAGTCCATTGTCCATGGATACTCTGCCTCACGACTTTGAGCGATGAATACCAAGGGATACGATCGCCTTCCTCCCCATACCGCCAGGTGGTGGCCATGGGAAGCAGCACAAAGACCGGAACCCCTAATGCGCCTGCGGTATGCGCTACGGCGGTTTGGATGCAGACCACCGCATCCAAGGAGGCGATCAGAGCGGCGGTATCGTCGTAGTCCGGGGTCAAGGTTGCCCAGGGATACTGGACGAGATCGACCGAGGCTCCACGTGAAACCATCTCATCCTTGAAACAATCGATCTGCTCCCTGGCATCCTTGTACTGCAGGCTCACCCAGTGAACATCCAGAGTCAGAAGAGGAGCAAGCTCCTCGAGCGTGAGCTGTCGGTTGCGGGAATTGGTCTTGGGGATCCCTCCGGTCCAGGCGATCCCGATACAGGGCTTGCGCTTCTGGGCGAACAGCGCTTTCCATTGTTTGACTCGATCCGGACAGGGAACGAGATAGGGAGTCCCGGGAAAGGATTCGGGAGTGGTTCGGAAGAACTCCCCCAGTTGTCCCAAGGGCAGAGAAGCATCGATCTGCCAGTCTTCCTTGTCCCAATGACCTCCGGTCGCTCTGCGACTGCCATACACCTTGGCTTTGGGGAAAGATCGTTGGAATAACCCCGCCAGTCGGGCATCGCAATCCAGGATCAGCTTCTGGCAATGATCGATGGCATCGGGAAGCACGGAGGCAAAACTGATCTCATCTCCCAACCCTTGATCGGAATAGATCGCGACTGTCTTTCCGTAAGTCCCATCCCATTCCGGTTCATCCCGATACTGGACCTTGGGTCTCCAATCCGATCCGATGGTCTGGTGATAGCCTTTCCAGCCTTCTTTCCAGTTGCCGGAAGCCAGCTGGCAGAACCCGAGGTTCGCCTGGGCCTTCGCGTAGCTGGGATCCACCTCAAGCAGCTTACGGATGACCCGTTCGGATTCCCGGAATCGACCGTTGTCCAGATACAACGCCGAGAGGTTCAGCCACAGGATCTTCTGCCGGTCTTCCCTCCGACAGACCTCCAAGGCTTTGAGATAACAGCGCTCCGCTTCCTCAACCAGCCACATCTGGGAAGCCGCATGACCCAGATTGGTCCAGCAGGCATCATCCTCGGGGGCCAATTGAGTCGCCGTTCTCGCGAAGTGGTAGGCCTGCACCGGAGCGAAGAACTTCATCATGATGTGGCTGGCCGTGACCAATGCCCTCACATCCAGGGGATCATGAATCAGGAGTTCGCCTGCGACTTTCCAGGCTTCCTCGTTCTTGCCCTGTCGAGCTAGATCCGCGGCTAACTGATGCGGTTCAGGTGAAGAAGATTTTCTCACGTCCCCCCTCATTTCCCGTGGTGGTTCTCAAGTGGGGATAGTGGGTGTTGATCTCTTGGAAAACCCTTGCGCTATCGTTCTGATCGAAGACGTTGATGCCCTTGGCCCGCATCTGCACGATCACAATGGGGGGTAAACAGGCGTAGTGCCACCAGCCCGCTTTGATCCCCCCTCGATTCAATCCGACTTCTGATGCTTTCCCCCGGGCTCGCTTCAGATACGGTTCCACATCACAGGTTCGGTGAAGGGTGTACTCCTGGGTGCGTTCACACCAGGTGAAGTCCGTCCGGATCCCGGAAATCGGATCGATCTCGAAGAAGTCCGACATAGTTAAGGGGGCGTTGCCGCCCCCTTCTCCTTAAAGGCCTACGACCTTGCCTGAGGCCTGGTAGTTGCGAGCGGTGAGGGTCGCTTCCGTGATGATCTGGTACTTCACCCCATCCCCTGTACGGGCGAGTTCCCGCGCCATCGGACGTCGCAGGAAGGCGATCGCCCAGTAGTTCGGGTCCAGACACAGAACGACCGCCGTTCTCATGTAGCGGTGCAGGACGATGGTATGACGTCCGTAATCGGAGACGTAGACGTTCGCCGCTCCAATGATCGGGGACTGAGTGGAGGCATCCACATCCACGAAGCGGGTCGCAATCGAGGTGAACCCATCGATGATGGCCTTCTGCTTGGCGGAAGTCAGCACGATGGACGGATTCCCGCCATTGCTCCAGGCCCCTGCCAAGGCCATGTTCAACGCGGTGGAGGTCAAGGTCCCCGCCGTGCCATCGGTGGGAGCGGTTCCCGGAACCCCTGAAGAGGCGCTGGGAGTGGTCGAGGCGGAAGACGCGGATGCGGTCACCACGCTTGAGGACTGGGTCGTCGCTGTCGAAGTCCCAATCAGTGAGTTCGCGTAGTAACCGGCGATCCAGGTTTCCATGCCGGCCATGGAGCGACCGGTGGTCGAACCGCCTGCCGTAGCGGGTTGGTTCGTGGTGATGGCGAGTTCCAGATCGCGCTTCAATTCGCGCATCTTGACCATCGCACCGCGCGCGACTTCCGAACCGCGACCGGCTTTCTTCACGGCTTCCGCCGTATCGGAGACGAGGAACGTCTTCGACATGATCTGCAGGTAGTTGCCGAACCGACTCGGAGAAGTCAGGGAGGTGAAGGTCGCATCATCGCCTTCCACCCCGATATTGGTGGCGGGAGCGGCCAACTGCTGCGAGAGCCATTCGTGGGTGGTTGCTGTGGCGTCAATTTTGTCGAGATTGCTGACGGCCCACGTATCTTCGGGAAACAGATCCCAGATCACATCTTCCAGGTCCTCACGGATACCACCTCCCGAGGAGATGCCATACGTGAGGGTTGTACCGGTGAGAACGGTCATTTACTGCCCCTTGGCGAAAACCCCCGCAAGTCGCTGCTCAATCACCCGAGCCTTGGCGGCGGAATTATCTCCCGCAGCCTTCATCGCCTTGTGGAAGTTGAGTTTATCGGCGGTCTTGGCGGGTAAGCGTTCGCCGGCAGCGCCAGGGCGAAGGACCCGTTCGGTCTTGCCGTCCACCTTTTGGGTTCCGGCTTTGACCTGCTCGAACTGCAGGGCTTTCCACAGGATCTTGTAGGAACGCGGGTCGAGCAGGACGTTGTCGAGTTCGGCTTCCGTGAGACCTTCCGCCACGCCGAAGGTCCGGATGGCTTTTTCGGTGTCCTCATTAAAGCCCGAGATCGATTTGGACGCCAACTCGCGCGATTTACCCCGTAACTCCTGGATGCGCGCCTGCATCTGCTCCTTGAACTGTGCGCGTTTCTGACCCAAGGAGTCAAGTAAGGTCTGTTTCTGCTCGCGAATGGAGTCGATCTCCAGCCGATGTCGCAGCATCTGCTCCACGGGCATGTTCGCCATGTCCACCTTGCCCATCTGCGCGAGATACGCATCAATCACATGCAGTTGCTGACTTTCCTGAGCCGTGGACTCCATGAAGGCTTTTTCCAAAGCCGCGGCATTCGTGCGTTCCAAGGCCGTCTCGTAGAGCTTTCTTTGGGAGGCCAATTCCTGGGTCTTGCGGGTATAGTCATCCGTCCGCAGAACCGCTTCCTTCAACCCCTTGGGGACCTTCAGGGTCTGGCCTTCCCAGTCGAGGTCCTCCAGTCCATCACTGACCGGTTCAGGTTCAGCCGATTCAGCGGCCGGTAAGCCGGCCAGCTTGGAGAGGATGCGATCCTCGACCGATTCCCCCGCTTCATTGGCCTGAGTTTCGCTCTCGTTCATCGAAAGATCCCCCGTAATGGGTTGTCACGGCGTTTCCGGGCTTCTTCGAGCCGGAACGCCTCCAGTTTGCCGCTGTTCAGCATGGTTTCGAGATTGATCCTCACCCCTTTGAGCATCTTCAGACACTTCCGGTAGTCCTCCGCTTTCGCGGATTCCTCGACCGAGAGGGCTTCCAGGGATTCGATCAGTCTCATGCGGGTCATGTCCCAGGCTTCCTGGTAGATGGGATCCTCCAGGATCGCTTTGGCCCTTTGGGCGCGTTCAATGGCGTTCATTGCAGTCCGATGATCCTGCCGGTGGGATCCTTCAACGCCATGTGAGAAGCCAGGATCTCCCCACTCTCGGGATGGACCAGATCCACTCCTTCCACTTCCCCTTTGCCGTTCTTCCTGATGACCTTTCTAGCGGTAGCCAGTTTCCCGGTATGTTGCACGGCATCAAAGACCTTGTTGAGCGTGTTATGCAGATGTTCGGTACTCACCGATTGCTGAACGATGGCCTCGTGAGCGCCATTCACTGCACTTTGGGTCTGACTGGCAACCCCGGAGAGCTTGCTGTCCAGGCCTTGCAGAATGGCGGCATGAGAGGCCTTCAGACCTTCTATGGCCACCGTATGACCGTGATCGATCTGCTTGTGGATGATCTCGATCCCTGCGGAAGAATCGATCTTGTAGCGCTCCAAAGCGGCAGCCCGTTCGGACTCGATCTCCTGCTGCAGCAGTTCCGCAGCCGTAATGCGTTCCTTGCTCTGGTTGTCCATCTGCGCTTTGAGGAGTTCGGGAGGAGGCGGCGGAGGGGCTTTGGGTGGCATCTTGATCGGATCGGTCCAGAATCTTTCCGGCGACATGAAGTCCACCGCCTTGGTCAGTTCCATTAAGGTGGTGTAGTAGTTCTCCGGGGTGACCACAGGAATCCCCATCTGCAAGGCTTCGGACTGCTTCTGCAGGATCGCCATCAAGCGACCGATCTGCGCATCCTTGTTGCCCGCGGCAAAAGCCACCGCAATCTTGAAACTGGTGCGTTTCTGCCAGGAACCGGGATCAATCTCCACCCATTTGCCGGCGATCTGGATCGATTCTCTCTTGTGCCCCATCTTCAGCACTTGTTCGTGCACGATGGCAAAGAGATCCTCGATGGCAAAGGCGAGGATTCGGGCGATCTGCACTACTCTCTCAGCAGCCATGGAGGAGAGCTGGTTGACGGTACCGGGTTGGATGTTATTCAGGTTCGCCGAATCCACCCCCGCAAAGCCGTTGTTCACCCCCGTACGGTTCTGCGCCACCTCTGACATGTACTGCAAACCCGCAACGGCTTGAGGAAAGACGAATTCGGTGGTCATCTCCCGGATCTGAGTGACATCCGTCGCCCGGATCAATCCACCCGGTCTTGAGATCAGCGCATCATCCAGATTGACGGCGGTTTCATTGAGGACCTTCTGGGGGTTGTTCGACAGATACAGGTTGTCGAGCCCCTGTCTCAAGATCGCCGTCTTGATCCGCTGGATATCACTCACCATGTCCGCCACCGCAATCCCTAAGTGACGGTGCGGCAAGGGACAAGCCACTCCAGAAGCGATGGGAATCCGACTGACTTCCTCCATGGACAGGATCCGTCTGCCGACCCGAAGGCATTGGAGTAATTCCGCGATCCCATCTCCGTCGTAATCGACCCGGATCCAGATCATCCGGGCTTTGACCCGGCGCATCGAAGGATCGGCGGGTTTGTAGCGTTCCAGTCTCCTTTCCCCATACTGGTCCCGGGCGTAATCCTCCTGGGTATAGAGCTCCGGATCATCCGCGATATCCGTGGGGATATCCCATCCTTGTTCCCGGAGCTCCGTCAGAGTCGTTTCCTCCCAGTACTCGAAGTAGTTACACCGTTCATCGATCCGCCACGAAAACGCTCTCTGATCGACCTTGACCCTTTCCGGAGGAAGGACCCGGATGCACAGATCCTTCATGGAAGAACCCCGACGAATGGAGACGTCGTAGAGCATCGTCGGAACGGTCATGGGCTGACCATTGGCATCGAGAACCGGTTGGCCATCGGGACCTAAAACTGGATCCGGAGGTAGATCAGGGGCGGGATAGCTTCGAGAGGCAATCAACTGAACATTGGGATCCTGAATGAGATAGGCCACGCCCATCTTGGTCTGCCCCTCGTAATGCTCGACCTCCACGGTTCTCTTGCGATCCCGGTAGACCAGGAAGTACGCATTCTTGGTGAGTAGCGCATCGGTCGCCCATTCCAGGAACAGATCGAACCAGGGATGCTTGGTGGTGACCAGCCAGTTCAGATACGCCGCTTCCTGCTTGGCAGGTTCCACATCCATCTCGTTCAACGGGGTCAGACTGACTACATCCTCGCCATTCGCGAAAATGCGACACAAGGACGGAAGGATCCATTGGATGGTCTCGAAGACCGATCGATCGATGACGTTGCTCTGCCCTTCCGGGGCAGGATCGATGTTTTTCCCCAAGTATAGGTCAATGTTCAGCGCTCTTTCGGCGGAGAGTTGAGCGGTCAGGTTGGAGAGATTACTTCCATAGGATCTTGAATCGGCGTCGTCCATCGCCGCAATGAGCGCGGTCTCATCCATCGGTCCGGTGGAGAACCGAGGAACATCCGAGGCAGAGGGTGCGCTGTCAGAGGACTGCATGGATCAGCCGGAATGGATCACGAACTGATTACCGCAAGGGCAATGACACCAGGTCTCATAGTGGGCGTGAGAAACTTTGAAGGTCTCGCCCTCGCACTTCCCGCAACGGATCGGCCACTTCTCGGTGCCTTCGCCAACGGGATAGTAATAAGGGCCTCCCCCTGAAATAGAGTCGAATGCATATCCCTGCGCCTTCAGCTCAGGCTCAGGCCCGCTGAACAGGATGTCGCCACCTTCTTCGATTACCGAGACATGAGCGCCTAGCGCCTCCGCCTTCCAATCATGCCTGCTCATGGTGGTTCACCTTTGGCGGTCTGCCGCGACGTTTCGGCGGATTCTGCCCTACTGGCTCGACGACTTTGCTGGAATCTTGCGCAGAATCGATGAGAAGCAACACTTTCTGCTCCAGTTCGACCGTCCTACGCTCCAACTCCTTCAGTCGGACCAGGAAATCAGCACTCATGCGTAGGCCCTCTTGGGATATTGGATCGGTTCCCGCTTCCTGTCCTGTCCCACCCTACGAACGGTCAATGCCATATAGCGAAAAGCATCTGCGGCATGGCTCGCCCAATCATGGACTGGAGTGGGTTTCAGTTCCCCCATCCGGGCATTGTAGTCCCAACGATAGCTTTGCAGGGCCTCTAATCCGGGCTGGCAGCGATGACGGTCGAAGTAACAGCGTGGAAAGAGCTGCCGGGCCGCATTGATCCCTTCCTCCAGCGAGAGTTTCGGCACGATCTGCACCTTGAATCCGAGTCCCCGGATGACCTCGGCAAAGCTATGTCCCGTCACGACTTGCTTGTTTTCCGCGTCATGGGGCAGCCAGCAGGTATCGTAGCGGTAGTCCTTGGCTTGCAGGTGAGAGGCATAGTGCGCGGCGGGCTCCTGTTGAGCTTCATAGAAGTCGATGAGATGCACCTTCCCATCGATCAGCTGGTAGAACCAGATCGCGGTCGCATCCCCATAGCCGATATCCCATGCAGTATGAACCAGTGCACTGCCCTCATACGGTAACGTGGCAATGCGGGGTTGGGCCGTCAGCAATTCCTTGGCGTAAACCGCGCCGATCACCGCGGCATCGAAGCTGCACTCGTACTCCTGGGCATACTGGTTCTCCGTCATGGTCTTTCTGGCATCCAGAAGTTCCTTCTCCGGCAAAAGACCCGTTTCACTGGCCCTCAAGGTCAGGTGATACCAATCCGGATCGGTCAAAGCACGATCATAGATCTCGTAGAACGCATTCCTTCCCCGAGGGGTGCCAATGAAGACCGCCCATCCCTTGCGGTCTGAGAGGGCGGGACGGATCACCTCTCCCCATAGACTGGGGCGCATATCGGCGTACTCATCCATCACCACACCATCCAAATACATGCCTCTTAGCGCATTGGGATTATCCGCTCCGAACAGTCTGACCGCTGAGCCATTGAAGAGGCGCACCATGAGATCGGATTCCCGGAAGTCCTGGGCAGGATCTTTCACCACGGCCTGGGCGTAGTACTTCAGGTATTCCCAAGCGACTGTCTTGGCCTGTTCCCGAAATGGGGCGATATAGGCATAGCGGGCATCTTTCTTCGACGTCGCCAAAGCGCGGGTCAGTAGCTCCATGATGCACGCCACGGTCTTCCCGGCTCTGCGATGCGCAACAATGATCGACCAGCGTTCCTGGCGGTGATGGAACGGGATGAATTGAGGTCGGGGGACGTAGTCTACTGATCGAGCGGTGTTTTCGGCAGCGGCCATGACAGCTGTACCGGACCGCCATCAGGTCCAACATGTTGAATCTGTGACAATTTCGCAACAGACCTATCCAGTAAGGCTTCAGCGGCTTTGATCTGCGTGGAGGTCATTTCCAGATCCCCCATGGCATGGCGCTGCAGACGGTCGATCAGCACGCCGGCTTGGATCTTTTGCCTGCTGAGTTCGGCGTGATGAGGGTTGAGGCGTCGCGCCATTCAATCCCCGGGGAATCCATCCGCTACACTGAATGGCTTGGCCTTGACCGTATGGCCCGCATTCTCAGGAGGGGTATATCCCACACCAGATTGGGTCGGGAACGGCATGGGTTTGGGATTCCAGTCCGGAGATCCTCCGGGAGGCTGGGAGAGCATGGGATCAGTTCCGGGTTTACGTCCCTGATTCTCTCCATTGAAGTGGGCGGTGACCGCTGCGGTACCGGCGGCATGCTTGGAATGTTCGATGAACTCCGACATGGCTACTTCCCCAGTTTCCGGTTGGCTTTGCCGATGATGTGCTCTTCCACCGCTTTGCTGATGTGCCCGGCATGATACTGCTGGACGGCGCGGGCTTTGGCGTTGGCCGCGTGAGAACGATCCGGGATCGGATAGGACCGCTTCGGGCCGGCAAACTGGCTGGTGGGGATAGCCTTGCGGGCTCGTGCGGTCAACTTCGCCATATGCGCCTCATAACAGCAGCATCAGGATGTCTTCATCCTCGACTTTACGCCGATCCAGCTCAAAAAGCAGCCCAATCTCCGCATCCAGGGTGGCTCGACGGTAGGTTTTGGCGATCTCCCGTTTGGCTTCCGTGATATGAGGTCGCAAGTCCCGGGAACTCGCACTGATCCTCACTGGGGGAAGTTCAATGGGTTTGGCCTGGGCAATCGCGACATCCCGAGCCCGTTCGGCCAATCGTTGGGCACTGATCTGCGCTTGAGCGAGGAAAGCTCTCGCGGCTTGCAGACTGCGGAACTCGAAGACCTGCCCATCGATCGTGACGCGATAGATATCCCGATAGCGCCTTCGTCCAGCGGGGACTTCGGTGGGAAGAACCGGAGCCGAAGCCCCCAGTACATCCGGAGCCCATCCGGTCAGTTGCAATTGGCCCGCAGGAACATCGATCAGGACGTTCTGGGTCAATCCGATGGTGGGGGCGAGCCCATTCAGGACCAGCGTCGCTAAAGGAACGGAGATCAGCTGGTTGTTGCTGACCTGAACACTCGGGACCTGCCCTGTGAGACTTAAGGCCCCCGCAGGGACTGCAATCGCGGTGTTCGACCCCGTGCTCACCGTGGGCGCAAAGCCGGTGAGACTCAATGCGCCTGCGGGAACGGCGACCGACTGATTGCCGGAGATGGCGACCGTCGGCGCGAAGGCGCTGAGGGCCAGACTGCCGGCCGGGACCGACACACTCTGGTTCGCGGTCGTCGCGACCGTGGGGACCTGAGCGGTCAGCGAGAGAGAACCCGCTGGCACGGCAACCTGCTGGTTCGCAGACACCGCAATCGTAGGAACTTGGCCTGTCAGAGCCAGAGAGCCAGCAGGCACTGCAACCGTCTGGTTGTTGCTCGCCGTGACGGTCGGGACTTGCCCGGTAAGGCTTAACGATCCTGCCGGTACTGAGACAGTCTGGTTCGCACTCGCCGTGACCGTGGGGACCTGTCCCGAGAGGGTGAGGCTTCCCGCAGGCACTGAAATCGTGACATTGGAGCTCGCCGGCGCGAGTGCAAAGCCAATGATCGCGGTCTGGTGACTCCCAGACGCATACTGAAACGCGACGTTGGTGGACCCCGTACTGGCCCAGGTCGCATCCTCGAGCCGATAGCCGTTGATCGAGGCAATCGAGCCGTTCGCCCGAGTCGTGAACGTGAACGGTGACGTACCGACCGTACAGGCCGCAGTAGCCACGAGGTCAATCGCGACCCCGATGATGATCGAGTTCGCCGTCGTCGTTGTGAAGCTGTTGCTGGTACCGTTGTTCGCGGTCGAGGTGACGGACGCCGCATGCTGATTGATCGCGGCGTGGGAATTATCGACATCCCCATAACCGGTGTACCAGAAGGCCAATACACCTGAGATCGTATCCCCGGTACATCCCGGAGTGATCGTGTGGGTCCCGGAATTCGCGTTCGTCAGGATCAGCAGCTGGGTGTTGGTGTCGCCGGAGACACCAACTGGAGATCCCCGGGCGCTGTAGGACCCTTGACTATCCGATGCGGAGAACGCCGTCGCAGACCCGTTGACCGTCGTCGGGAAGACGCAGATCGTGGCCCCGGCGGTAACGCCGGAGAGGGTAACGCTGGTGGTGCCAGTGGCCGAGCCGCCGAAGGCCATGGCTTATCTCACGTGAGAGTAAAGATACCGTTCAATGCGACGAGCAGGTGCAGGTAGGACAATGTTTCTGCTCCTCGATCCTTTGCCCGGGCGGTTGTTGAATGGCCCACAGCTCGAGGTTCTCCAGCCTGTTGTCATCACGGATGCCGTTCTTGTGATGGACCTGCTCGGTGGGCAACAAGTAACGACCGAGATGCTTCTCCATCACGAGCCTGTGCTCCAGTACATATTTGCGCTGACCGGATATCGACGGATGCGTGGGATTCCAAATCTTGATATAGCCACCTTTCCCAACTATCCGGCCGCCTTTCCAACGCCGAGAATTGCTCGCTCTCCATCGATCTGGATTAGCCTTGCTGAAGGCAATAAATCCACACCGTTTCGAACAATATCGCACCTCTCCTGTTTTAATTTTCCCCCGATACGCCGGAACAAACATCTCCTTGCATGTACCGCATTCAACCGGAATAACTCTCAACCTATATTGAGGCATTTTCGCGATCGGCTTATGCCACCATTGGCCGCTCTCATCGCACTCATATTTGGCTGCATTCCCACTCAGTTTCATCATCACATTATAACACTGACATAGTGTTAGAACTCAAGATAATGTAAAGATGCCCGATGCGTTCCACTGCAAAGTAAGCGTGTTCCCCGACGTCGCCGTCACATCCGCAGGGGTCGTATCGAGCAAGACGCTCGCAATGAGCGGGTCGACCTGCGAATTGATGGTGCCCACCACACGAATGACGGCCCTCCTTGCGACAATCGAGCCGCCGGAAGCCGTCCAGACCAAATCCGCTGCATCGAAGGTCGCCGTCCCTGATGTTTGTCCCCAGGTGATACTGGAGAGTGCCTGGCCTCCGTTGGTGTAGCCGTTCGCGGTGGACAGCTCGTTGGTGAGGTCGGCATAGACGCTGTGCGTCGCCGCGAAGGTGTAGCTGGAACTGTGGAGTGTGACTTTGACGGTGGCGGTCCGCAGCACCGCTTCGTCTACGGCCGCTTTCCAGTTGTTGTAGAAGGAAATCGAGGCGGTCATGTGAAACGTCCTCCGGAGCTTCCGGAAATATTACCGCCCACTCCCGTAGCAAAGGTAATCCCCAAGGTGAGGGTCACGGCAATCAGAGCATACAGGGGAACCAACGGCGCGGGAGTGGTTCCAATCACCACGGCAGAGGCAGGAGGAGAATTGGCGGAAATGTCGGTCAACCCCACCGCAGTCAATTCCGTCACCGCTTCCGCATAGGACAATCCGATGACATTCGGCATCAGTAGTCCCGACACAGTAAGAACGACAGTAGTCTGGGACCCCAACGGATCTCCCGCGTTCGGAGATTGTCCGGTCACTTGTCCCAGAGGTGACACACCGGAAGCATCCACCGCAAGCATAAAGGGTTGGGAGATTCCCTGGAGAGTCGCTACTGCATCCGTATAGGCCTGCCCCACAAAGTTGGGAGTGGTGGTGGAGGCAAAGGTGGTATAGCCGATGGAAAGAGTGGCCGAGGAACCTGCGGAATCCGTGCCGGTCAAGGCAATCGTTCCGGCTCCCGCTCCAGAAGGGGCCCCCTGCACCTGTTGAACCGTTCTTTGGTTCGGTTGCCCGGAATTATAGGTCGCTGAAGCGACCGAAAGTCCTGTGGGAAGACCCCCCGTCCACACCAACGTATCCCCTTGGGGAGAGGACATGTAGTCATCCAGAATGACGGGAGTAATCGCCGCATTCTGCGTCCAGGATTGGGCCGGGACGATGGACGGGATGGGAGGTTGGTCGTTGATGTAGTAGGTGGAATACGTGGCCGAGCCATCAATGGGAATCCACTGACTGCCATCATATTCCCGGTACTGGAAACTCTGCCGGCCATTGGTTGAAGCCAGGACGAACGGAACCCCATCCCCCCCGATATCCAGATCTACTACACTGGGGGTCAGGGTTGCAGAGACTTCCGCCACATTCCCTGCGGTCGAAAGCGCATCGAAAATGGAATCGGCAGCCCAGGGTCCTGAAGAAGCAGTAATGTACTGATAGCCGGCTTGAGGGGTTCCGGGAGGATACGGAAACCCCAGATACCCCCGGGTGATGACCGCTGCAATGGAAGCAGACGGTCCATAGCCCCGACAGATGACGTTCGCAATAGCCAAATCAAGACGCCCTGGTAATTGCGCTCGGCGTAGTCGAGCTGTTTAAGGTGAAGGTTTCTGCCGTGGTCGATCCATCCACCTTCTTGACCGTGAGGGTGGTTCCGGAGATCGAGGACTCGTTCAATGCCTGCAAAATCCCACACACGGCTTGCGTCAGGGTGGGAACTGCGTGCAATGAAGCGTACGACTCGGTCAACTGTCTTTGCAGGATGGAATCGATCGCCGCATTGACTACGGTGGAGACATTGGCGTCGTTCTCGAGATCAATCTCGAGGTTACACGGTTGCATCCCGGAAAAACCCTGGAGAGTAACGACCGCAGAACGACCGGATGCAATCACGGTGTTCGGGATGTCGAGGCGATAGATGCCTGGCATGTGGGTGGAATCCAGTTCCACAAACCCTCCGGAACTGTAGGCTCCCGTGGTGGTTTGGGTGGCCAAGGTAATGGCGGCGGATGCCGAACCCGGACGGCTCCAGTAAGCCGTCAAGCCGGAGGAGTTGTAGACCAGCCCGGTTTGGGCAGCTCCCGCGGTGGTTTGCAGGAAGACGAATACCGAGAGACTGGTAGTCCCTGCGGCAACGGATAACTTGGCCATTAGAATCCTCCCGTCATATCGATCATGCCGCCCCGGAAACCGGACGGTAGTAAGAGATTGGAACCCCCGGTTCCTGCGATGAGGGCAACTACAATGCCCTCATAGTTCTGAGCCACACTTTCCGAGGAAGATGTCGTGGCGCCCGTAGTCGGAACTGCTGTGGCAGCACCCTGCAACCATCCTTCAATCGAAAGCCCCACCACGTTACCGGCTCTGACCAAGCTCACCAAATGGGTGAAGTTGGTCGGCGGCGTAATCGTGGCCCCATCGCGGGCCGAAGTCTTTACGAAACACCCCACCCGTAACACATATCGCCCCGAGCCTGTGGGTGTTACGGAAGCCCCAGTCTGGCTGATCGCGCTCGTACTGGTAGATTGCCGATCGGAGGAAACGTCTACGATCCCGCTTATGGAAGCGGGGCCTCCTGGGATCGATAGCATGACCGCAGCTGCGCCGTGGTTAGGCCAACTGAATGTAGGCAAGGTATCAGAGCTGGACAACGCAGCCCGCGCACAGATGATGACCTGCTTGGCACTGGCATTCGGGGAAATGATGCTATACCCCGATGGAGCAGAATGAGTATCTGATCCGATGAACTCACCCGATACTCCGATTAGCGTATCCCCTGCCGAATATCCGCTGAGTGTTGGAGAAAGCGTAGCGCCAGCACTGTCGTTGTAAACCGGTGTCCCGATATTGATCGTGCCCCAACCCATTTAACTCCCTCGCATCATTGGTAGGTGGCCGGTTGGGTATTCGCCAGATTAGTAACGGCGATATAGGTCAGGAGATTCGGGGTCACATTGGGAGGCGTCGTCTGAGTACGATTGCTATTGGGACCTGAGAAATTGTTGTCCACCCATCGGATTCGAGTCGCCATCTGAAGATCAGCATGCGCCACGATATCACTTAACTGACCGGAACCAATGGTCGCAGGTAAAGTGAACGTGCCGGAAACCCCGAGATCCTCCCATTCCACCGTGGCGATCCATCTCATCCTCCCCCGGTAATCGATCCAGTTCGCCACTCCCGTATCCGGGTTGATTCCCCGAAATGCTTGATCGGCGGTAATGACCCGGGGATGGGTTCCGGTCTCATTGCAGGTATCCGGTCCTCCAATAGAAGCCTTGTTGGCGAAGGCATCCGCGAGAATCGCCGGATAATTCTGGCTGTTCTGAATGAAGTTGAGCCACAACTGCAAATCCGTATCTGGAGAAGCCGCGGAAACCCGGGCTACATACCCATTGGGCCCGATGAAGGTGCTCATCATCGCCGCATCGGAATATCCGGCTACTGGATGAGGGGCGGTCTCATCGATCCACGACATGATCTCTACCGTGGGATTGGCATCCAAGTTTCCACCGGAAGGAGACATGTACCAGACCGCCATGGCCACCAGACGGTCCATGACGGCTTGATTCCACAAAATGGGAACCACTCCGATATTGATCCCCGAGGCGTAACAGTTGACCCATTGGTCCCCGAACAACCCTTGAGCGGCATTGGTCGGACCGTAAGCAGCTCCTGCAAGATAAGCGGGGGTGAAACTATCGACGTGTTTGGCCGGGAGGCTGTTGGAAGAACCGCCGTAAAACGTGTAGTTGTGGAAAGCGAACTTGAACCCTGCGGTGGTGCAGGCGTTGATCAGCTGCAAGAGTCCCGTGAGTCCGGATTTGCCAGTGGAATCCCACGACCCATCGTATTGAGCTCGTCCCCCCACCAACTGGGGGTTCTCCATCGTGGCCCAGTTCTTCCAGACTTCGATCCCCACGATATTGGAGTTGGGAATCGCTCCCAGAACCGCAATCCGGGTCAACTGCGCGGCGAAGGTGGTATTGGGATCGAGGATGATCCAATTCCCCGGGGTATGTTTCTTCAGCCCCGAGGAAGCAGGAGTCGCGCTGACGGTGGAAGAAATCCCTCCGGTATTTCCGGTTCCGTCCTGACCGTAGAAGCGGAAGAACTCGATCACCCCAGGAGATAAGGGGACTTGAAGCGTCCACTGTCCAAGGATATTGATCGAGAATTCCTTGATCGCCGTATTGACTGTCGTCCCTGTAGTCGCAGTACTCGCATAGCCCAAAGCGTAGGTGCTCTGGCTCATGGATACGCTTGCTGAACCAATCGTCACCCAACTACCAGCCCAATACGAACCCGTATAGGTATCGCCCTGCTTCTCGATCCGCATCAGAAGATCCGAACTCGCATTCGGATCGGCGATCGTGGCGAACTGCATCGACCCACCGGGAACTCTCCAGGCGAAGGTCAGTCCACTGGACCCGCTGGGACGTCTTGAAACCCGGGCATAAGCGGAACCTGCAGAGGTATCCCCCCGGACCATGAGTCCGGATTCCGCAAAAGTCGCGGTGGAGGAGAACGTTCCTACGGTTGCGATCAGCTCATAGTCCCCCTGCATTTGAGCGCCGTAGGTCAGTACGGCATCACTGGAAGCTCCGAACAACCCTCCATTGACCGTGAAGTCCACCTCATGACCGGTCTGACTTGCGGAATTGGAGCCTGCGGGGGAACCGATCGTGAAAGAGGACAGGGGAGGGGAAGCCCCAGGATTCGGAGGAACAATCGTCCCTGCGGTACTCCAGGTGGTTTGATCGGTAGAGGATTGGACAATCACCCGAGCCAGACCCGATGCCAGAATTCCCGGAGCCGTAGGATCGGAGGGGTAATCCCCGGAAAGCGTCGCCGTCGATCCCAGTACCGTAACCGTCAGGCCCTCTCCTACGGTGGGACCTGCGGTATCCGTGGGTTGAACAACGGTTCTCTGGAAGATGTTCGACAGATGCAGTTCAGTTCCCTTGCTGACCTGCATCTGAAGGAAAACCGAACCGGCAATCGTGACCCCCGAGAGAACGGTTTGCACTCCCGGAGCCGGACGTTCAAAAGCGGGGAGAAAATTCTGGGTCAGTTGGGGAGTGAAGGTATGTCCTGCGGCAGTCAGTCCTACTGCTGCCAAAGTCCCTGAGATCGGCACGAAGTTGACCGTGTAACCCGATCCTGAGATGTAGCCGGCAAAATCCTCCGTGTAGGTTTGCCCTGCGGTGATGGTGACGATATCGGGGATGGGACTTAAGGAGATCGTGGAGCCTGCCACGATGCCATCGGGATAGTGGGCGTCCAGAAAGCCCGTATCCTGGCGGGGGACGAGAACGACCTGCCGGACCGCAGCCCGGGACATCAATGCGGCATCAAGACCATGCCTTTGAGACTAGCATTCTAGACCTACAGCCGCTAGCGCCTCTTCTGGAGTCTGGACCACCACCACACCCCAGAGGGTGAAACGTTCGAGCTGCTCTTTCGTGCGGGGTTTCGAGCCCTTCGTTCGACCACAGTCCAGTAGATACAACCGATTGCGACTGCGGACCAGAAGGTCACCAGGAATATCGCACCGATGCACAAGGCAGCCGGCAGCAGTAAGAGCGTCCACAATGCTTTTCTGACTGAGATCGGTACGATAACGCAGGCGGTGCATGTCATCGTGCCTCCTCGCAGATCCGTTTGGCCTCTTCCGCACTCCCACAGACCCCCAGTCTCTGGGATCCCTTCCAAGCTCCATACCGCCAGAGGTTCCCCACGAGGTTCTTCGTGATCCGGAATTCTCCCGACTCGAGGTACGGATGGCCCGTCTGATCCTTCCTCGGAGCCCATGAGAGCGGTTTCCTGGGGATTTCTCCCCCTCCCCCTCCCCCTACCAAGGGGGGAGGAGAAGTCGGTCCTATGGGCCCCTCAGACGGTCGTAGGGCCGTTCTCTGGGCCAAGCAGCGGAACATGTCCTCTGTCGTCCGGATCTGGGGTTCCCGGGCACCGAAGGCTTTCATGGCTGCCTCAGCTGAAGCTCAAACTCGCGTTCCTGCCGTTGACGCTGCATTTCCGCAACCCATTGCGCCTGTTGATACGCCAACCATTGGCCTTCGAGCATGGCCAGCTGAGTCTGGAACGTCATTTCGACCTGGACCCAGCAGGATCGGGCGATGACTTCCTCGATCGTCATGGCTTTCATCAGACCCAAGCCATTATCTTGCACCGAGGGCACTGCACGGTGAGGAGATTGGCTGTGTCGCCAATCATACGCTTCTCAGCTTCAGCGATAGCTTCAGCAAGATCCATATGGCATTTATCGCAGCGATGCACCGAATTTGATGCGATGGTCGCCACGGGCTGCCCATCCTGCCGAACCTCGTCCCATCCACCAACCGGGAAAATACGAACCGCATTCCAAGTGGGTGGCTGATACGACAAGACCAGCGAATCACTGAATACGAGATCCCCTCGATCAGTGATATGGCATTTGTCAGCCACCACTTCGACGATGAACCCCAGTTCACCCAACCGATACACGACCCATTTCATTGTCTTGTCATCCTTTAGGTGTCAAACTTGCGGGCGTGAACACCATGAACGCCCTGCTGCAACTGCTCATTCGGTACCCGGAGGCTTTCCATGAGTCTCAGGTCCCCTGTTGCCTGCGGGGAGTGTGGGAGCAGGCATTACGGGATCGAGCAGCCTGATCCCCCGGGCGATACCGGGAGCGATCTCGATATACCCCTTCCTCACCAGTTGCTGGAGCCGCTCGGTAATGGCGGTTCCCGTCACCCCCATCGCCTGAGCCATCTCCACTCTGGAGGGCGCATACCCACAGACCTTCTGGTGGGACTTCAGGAAGTGCAGGAGACGACGTTGGGGTTGGGTGGGGGGCTTCACGATATAAGCCTTTGAAATTCCGCAAGAGGCTTATCTCTTTTGCGCGAGTTGCAGGTCTTGCAACAGACACAGAGATTACCGAAAGAAGAATCCCCGCCGGCGACCAGCGGAATGATGTGGTCAATCGTAACGTTGCCCGGGTCAATCGAACTTTTACAGTAGCGACATTCAAATCCGTCGCGAGCCACCACCTGCAAAAGGACCGATTTTTTGACGGCTTTGGCGATTTTCCTTCGTAAAGTGGGAGGAGGAACACCCCACGCCAGACCCTCCGATTCCGCAATCTTTGCGAGGGTGTGGATGACGTATCCCCCAAAGCCGTCGCCCCAATGCCATAATGGCCGAGCGCATTCGATGAGCTCTCGGGCTAGGAGTTCGAATCTTTCCCGAGTCCGTCGCTCTGCGTCTATCTCAGCCTGCATCATGTTCTCCTACCTATGCCCCGTGCTTCGCACGTCTGCCTGTGCTTGAGCGGATGATGCTTCGCTGGTGAGTTCCGCGCAGTCGTAGCCTAAGCGACTGACTACGCAGACGATGCCCCGCCGGAGCCGTCCCGCTGTGAGCTACCTTCCGGTGGTTCTCACCGTTGTCGTTTCGCGGCTTCTCACTCGCCTACCGCGTCTGCTATTCGACACGCCCCCGCTAGCAGAACCCAGCACGCACCCGCGGCGGATTTCACGGCCTGATGCGCGAGGTGAAGCTTGCACAGGGATTTGAAGTACAGAGCGAATGCCTGTACACTATTCCTGTGTAGCTTCGACACCTGCACAATAATCGTCTCCCTGACGAGCGTCAAGGCCCCAACTCCGGTTGGGGCTTTTTCGCATCTGGAGTTCATACTCCATTGACCTGTCGGTAGCTCACCCGCCGTTCCAGCCCCAGAAGGTCCATGACCTCCTTGCCGGGATTCTCATGCCGGCCCTGCTTCAGCCGGCACAGATACCCCGGATCGATCCCCGTGGCCCGGGCGGCCGCCCGCAGCCCGTGGTGCTCTTTGATCAGTGCCGCAACGGCGCGTTGTATGCGTGTCATGGTGCTCCTTCTATCACATGTGGATTATTTGGTCAACGGGTGTTGACAGTGGATTCAACGAGGCGTATAACAGCATCCCATGAACACCTCATCCAAGATCCTCCCCCTGCGCAGGAACGGTCCGACCCGACTGCTGCTCGATATCATCGCGGACCAGGATCAGTTGATCGACAAGCTGACCCGATCGCTCCTCGCCCGCTGCTGTGATTGCAGTGCAACCACGAATACCGAGCCGAATGCCCATTCGCAGAAATGTCGGTTCCGTAAAGCCCTGAAGGAATGAATCATGATTGAAATCAACGAAACCATCGCCCGCAAAGTGCTGGACGTGGTGGATGCCGGTCTGGTTCACGGACTGGGGGAACCCAAGCCCGGACAGATGTGCGTGGAGGCCGCTGTCAACTTCGCGATGGGCCTGCCGCACGGGGATGAGCCGGCTTGTGTGGCGCCGGCACTGCGACGGCTGAAAATCCGGCTGAACGATTCCAGGTGGTCCTCGAATCAGGCGCGTGCCAAGGGACTGCGCCGACTGGCGCTCGCGCAGTTGGGTTCGGCCGGGGTGCTGGATGAGAAGACGTTCGCCAAGCGTGTTGTAAGACTCGCGATCCAGACTTCGGTTCCCCAAGCCCTGCGAGCGGCTGCCGGTATCTGCCGCGATGAGCCGAAGAAAGCAGCCATGCTCAAAGCTGCGGAAGCCTGCGAGAAAGACCCCACGCGCGAGAATGCCGCGCAGGCGCGAGCCTCCGCCTACGCCGCCGACGCCGCCTACGCCGCCGCCGCCGCCTACGCCTACGCCGCCAACGCCGCCTACGCCGCCTACGCCGCCGCCTACGCCGCCGCAGCCGACGCCGCCGCCGCAGCCGACGCCGCCGCCGCCGCCGCCGCAGCCGACGCCGCCGCCTACGCCGCCGCCTACGCCGCCTACGCCGCCTACGCCGCCGCCTACGCCGCCGCAGCCGACGCCGCCGCCGCAGCCGACGCCGCCGCCGCAGCCGACGCCGCCGCCGCAGCCGACGCCGCCGCCGCAGCCGACGCCGCCTACGCCGCCTACGCCGCCGCTCGCGACCAGTCGCTCTTGGCTTTTGCGGAAGGCGTCGTCCAGATCCTGATCGAGATGAAAGCGCCCGGTTGTCAGTGGCTCTTTCTGACGGAGGCCGCATGAACGGGGAGGACTTCGCTTACTTCCGCTGGCACTGCTTCCGCTTCCCCGGTGGAGGGGATTGTACTGGCCACTGGGCCCACAATATGTGCCATCACTACTGGAGAAACCGATGATCCGAGCAGAATTGATGGATCTGGATCTCGTGCAGATGCTGGAACGGGATGATCTGAATCCGGAGGAGAACCGATGGGTCCGAACCCAAGCTGCCCAGATGATCCGGGATGCCCGATTGGTGGCGGATCGATTGGAAACGACTGTCCTTCAGCTGCAGAGCATCCAGCTGTGCATGCCACAGGCGTAGAACCGTTCAGCCGGGAGTGGTACGCCCGGATGCATCTGGCCCAAGCCACTTTGGCCCGACTGATCCGTAATGCCGAGCGGATGCAATGGCCGTATCGCCATTACGCAGGAGAGGAACCGTGCGACTGATCGATCTGATCCGCAAACCCGTGAAGGTGAGGTTGAGACCCACTTTCGATCTTCGGATCCGGTACTGCCGCTGTCGAAGATGCCGCAAGGTGATCCCATGATCCCGGTGCAGGATTTCCGCTTCAAGGCCCTGATGAGACTGCTCTTCAAGGGTCCTGAGCCTGAGTTCAAACCGCTACCGGACCGCCACGATGCCTTCTGCAACTGTCCGGTGTGCCTGGATCTCGCCGCGGCGATGGATCGGTATCTGTCCCAGAAACGCAGTGATGAACAGAACGGATTTTAGGAGAGTGTGATGCCCACCGGAGTCGTTCAGGAAATCGGGACTACCCAGAAAGGCGCTCCCTTTGCCGTGGTGGACGGGACGCGTTACTACGCAGGTCGGTGTGATATCACCGGGATGTCCCCGGGGATGCGGATCGAGTACGTCTCCTCCCCCTTCGGTTCCGCCGGAAGGGATGGCAAACACCCTCAAGGGTTGCAGAAGTGGCGTCCCATAGTGGATGCCCAGGGGAAAGTGGAGACCGCAAGCACCATTACCGAGGCGGATATCCTCAGAAGCGTCAGTAACGTCGTAGGAAGCGCCTGCGCGGCAGGAAGCATCAAGGCCCCAGGGGAACTGGCCCTGTGGTTCCGCGCCGCCTACAGGGGCTTTACGGGCCTCCAGGAGGATGATGGACCTGATCCGATGGAGGATCAGGGAGAGGAAGATCTGGACGATAAAATCCCATTTTGATGGACCTCGTGACGGAAAAACAGGTGGACCAGGCTCTGCACTTCCTGGCGGAGAGCGATGCGGAAGTGGCTAACGCCAGGGTCATGGTCATGCGCAGTGAATATATGGCGGATGTTGCGGAGGCTCTGGCCTACAAGATCGGTTCAGGTTCGGTGAGGGATCGGGAGATGGCCGCCAAGGTCTCCCCCGAAGTCCGAAAAGCCATGGAAGCGGTATTCGAAGCGACCGAGGCCTATGAGATGGTCAAAGCCCGACGGAAAAGAGCGGAACTGACGATCGAGGTCTGGCGAAGCTGGAATGCCAGTAAGCGAGTCGGAAATGTATGACCAAAGCCGAACGTTCTCGCGATACTCGTCTTCGGGCACTCGGTTGCATCTGTTGCCGGGTAACCTTGGGGATGTTTCATCGGTGCGAGGAAGTCCACCATATCCTCATAGGAGGCCGCAGGGCAGGACATGGGTTCACCATCCCCTTATGTCGCGCCCATCACCAGGGACGGCAGGAGAAGGGCTTATGGACCTCCATAGCGCAGGGATCGAAGGCCTTCTCGAGAATCCACGGTACCGAGTGGGCTCTATGGTTGAAATGCCAACGCCTGCTGGAGTTGGACGAAACCTTACCCGAGTCGAAGATCCTGCCCCGCGTATGAACTGGCTCCGCATCCTTCTCACCTTGCTGTTTTTGGTGGCGCTCATGGGGATAGTGCTGTGGGCTGTGGGGCCGGGGTGGCTGGGATGAACGACACAGACATGGCCGATGAATAAATCAACGCCCCAAGCCTTCTGGAATCGCGTCCTCACTAGTGGTCAGTGTTGGCTGTGGCGAGGCGCTCATTTCCGAAGTGGCTATGCGCGAGTGAAATATCACGGTCGAGATACAGTCGCGCATCGAATTGCATGGGAATTGACCCATGGTCCCGTTCCGGCAGGATTAGAGTTGGATCATCTCTGTCGTAATCGGGGATGCGTCAATCCAGCCCACTTGGAGCCCGTTTCTCATCGAGAGAACGAAATCCGTGGTCACACGGTCATCCGTGATAACGCTATAAAATCTCATTGCAAACGCGGCCACCCACTGAACGGCGACAATCTATTTCTTCGTGGTAGCCGACGCCAATGCAGAATTTGTCATCGCTTAAGAGGCAAGAAATCATCATCTACTTCTCGCGGCAAAGCCATGCATGCAGCCAGAGAACGAAAGCGTAAACAACGTCTCAAGGAGAATGCAATGTCGAAATCGAAATTGAACTCTGCGCAGATTCGTCAAGGCGATGTCTTGTGCGAAGTCATCCCGGAATCCGATATGAACTCGTTCAAGGCCATTGAGCCAAAGGATGGACGAACCGTACTCGCATGGGGGGAAGTAACGGGCCATTCCCATCGCTTCGAGTTTCAGGCAGGCGCCGATGGCGGTTCGGCTGCGATAGCCTACGCCCATCCCCTCGCACCGGGAGAGCCCGCTCGCGTGCATTTGCTGGCCCCCATAGCTCTAAAGCATGAAGAGCATCGTGCTCTCCTCATTCCGGCTGGCACGGTACGGATCAGCCGTCCGTATGAATATCAGGGAACGGAACTGCCGCGCCAGGTCGCTGACTGAAAGGAGATCCCCATGGCGATGCGAATCGATGTGCTCACCGATGCCCAGCGGGCCCAGATGGATCGCTGGGCAGACAAGTGGATAGAAATCGGGCTGAGGACCGGCCCTGCTAACCGCCCCGAGTTCGAGGCCGCAGCCAAGAAGTGCTATGAATTTGCCGGCATCCCGTGGCCGAACAATGTCGTGTGGGTTACTTCCCCCCTCGTCATGGCCTTGGCTGCGCCCACGGCAGCGCTCCTGATTCAACTTCATCGAAAGAAGAAGTTGGGCAAAAAGGCGGTTGGCGACGCGGTTCGCGGCGCGGTTGGCGACGCGGTTGGCGACGCGGTTCGCGGCGCGGTTCGCGACGCGGTTGACGGCGCGGTTGACGGCGCGGTTGGCGACGCGGTTGGCGACGCGGTTCGCGACGCGGTTGACGGCGCGGTTGACGGCGCGGTTGGCGACGCGGTTGGCGACGCGGTTCGCGACGCGGTTGACGGCGCGGTTGGCGACGCGGTTCGCGACGCGGTTCGCGGCGCGGTTCGCGACGCGGTTGACGGCGCGGTTGACGGCGCGGTTGACGGCGCGGTTCGCGACGCGGTTGACGGCGCGGTTCTGGAAGCCATCAGAAAGGGCTGGAGCCACTATTTCGGCGGTCAGTTCTGGGTGAGCGGCTGGTATTGGGGTGGGGCCTTCACGTCCTTTTTCCGCGAAGTGTGCGATCTGGAATTAAAGGGCGATCTGTGGGATCGGGGGAAAGCCTATGAGGCCACGATGCAGTCCGCCTGCTGGTGGTACCCGCATCGGGACTTCATCATGGTGGTTGAGAGGCCGCTCGCGATCCATCGGGAGCTGGTATCGCAAGATCGCCCGAGAGGCTGGGGCTCACACCGCCTGCATAACCCGACTGGCCCCGCCGTGGTATGGCCGGATGGGTGGGGTGTCTATGCGGTCCATGGCGCCCGAATTCCGGCCTGGATTATCAATCACCCTGAGCGGATCACAGTCAAGGATATCGAGGGGGAAGCGAACGCCGAAGTCAGGCGAATCATGCTGGATCGCTATGGCTGGGCGAAGTACATGCGGGACTCCGGCGCCCGGGTGATCGATGAACTCGATGACCAGCACCCCATGATGGGGCTGAGGGGAGCTAAGCTGCTGAGAAAGGATCTGCCGGATGAGCCTGAACCGCTGATCTATTTGGATATGGTGAACAGCTCGCCGGAGCCGGATGGGAGCTTTAAACACTACTTGGAGCGGATTGATCCCAAAGCCTATGGCGGCGCGGCCAGCCGCCTCTGCCACGCGGCGATGGCCTCCCGGTGGCGCTATCGGGATGATGCCGGGGCGCTCCAGATGACCTTTGCCGACTACAAAGACTATCGGCCGGCAGCTGAGTCATGAGTGACTCTCCCACCACTGATGAGCGCTGCAACTGGGTCGAGGACAGTGACGGCAACTGGGCAACAGCCTGCGCGAACGTCTTCATTCTCGGCCCTGCTGAGCCGCCGGAAGCTCACGGCATGAAATTCTGCTGCTACTGCGGCAAGCAGCTCCGGAGCTTCAGCTACAAGGAGCCGGAAGACGAGGACGACATCGACGACTACATCGCCTCGCATGAAGCGGCCGATTTTGATCCCTACGAGGCGGCTGGCGAAAGCCCATTCAGCTTACCAGGCGGAGGGCGGAGTCTATGACTGACACGCCCACTGCAGATGAGCTGACGCGGGTCGAGAAGCTGACATATGACTTGCTCTACCAAAGCAGCGACCACTTCCGCGAATTCGTCGATCAGCGACGCATTTACGGCTACTCGAAGCGGCTGATCTGGGATACCTATTCGGAGATGATGGATGGAAACGACGACTATTGCCAAGCGCGCTTTTGACCACTACGTCGCGCTCAACGAGCTGGCGGCTATGGTCGCATTGGGGCATGGGCGCATTGTCTGCACGGGGGATCTGACGGAGCTGCAGATTGCTGAGGCCCGCGTGGAGAAACGGATATATGTCGATCCTGACGGCATAGGCTACGTCCTGCTGCCCTGGTCGCTCAGCACTGCGAAGGACAAAGCTCGCGAACGGGAACTGCCTCGATGAGCAAACCAGACACGCAGTCATCGGATGGGAAAGTCACCAGCCTGGTTGACCGGCTTCAGAAGGCACGGCAGGGGGAAGGCGAAGTAACGTTTGTGCTTTGCCCATGTAACGAGAGCGAGCCCGAACCGATGATCCCTATTGTGCTCCATGACGCTACAGGGCCGTTGATCATCGCCTTGATGTGCCCGACCTGCGAGGCAGAGCAGCCCATCCTGAATGGGAGACTCGTCAATGAGTGACTCGCCCACCTCAAATCCGAACTACGAACGCCTGCAGCTCATTCGCCGCACCGTCATGGATCTGGAGCGCACTGGGCACAAATGCGATTGGGGTACGGAGGCGGACATCAAATGGTTGCTCGGCGAGGTAGACCGGCTGCGCGACACAGTTCGCAAGGTCCATATCCACACCGGACTGCCACCACATCCGACACATGAGTTGCTATTCGATTTGATGTTGAGCATCGGCCGAATCACCGCCACGGCCATGGATGGAGCACCGGACGAGACGACTGCGCAGCCTTTCACACCCTACCGCTCATTGGACTACCTGAAGACTCCAGAGGATCTGGAGGCGTATGTTCAGGAGCGTATACGGCTAGCGACCGCAGAGAACGGGACTCCGGGACAATCCGTATGACGCTCTATCGCTGGACCTGGTCGCGCCCCGTCGAAGGCTCCCCGCCCATCAAGATGCTGGAGGCGGTCGAGCCGGAATCTCCGCTCCCTATCCCCACTGACGGTCTTTTCGGGGGCGCTTGGGTGAATGAGCCGGAGGTGTACGACATCATCCCGAGACCGCCGAACGGCTGGTGTGGGATTCCGCCCTGCCTGCCGAAAGACTGGGCCTTGAGTACAGAGTGAGCGAGGATTCGCAACATGGCTAACAACGTCCCAAACGCCAATCTCATAACCAGCATCAAGGCCAGCGGCGTTGAGCGCGCCCTATTCGATGCATGTACTGGGCGCCTGTGGAACGCAAAGACGGCCGTTGAGGGAGCGGGCAAAGATGCCTTCAAGGAGTTTGCAACTGCGGTAGCCGCGGCGCGTAAAGCGCTGGACGAGGCGGAAGCGTTGCATCGAGAGTGGCAGGCATGCGGCCGCCAGAGGCAAGGGAAGCGACACGCTCAGGGCAAGACTGTGGGGCAGAAATGAGCACGTGCTGGTGCGGCGACGACCACGAGCCCCACTGCCCGACGTGCGACAAGTGCGGGGCTGGGATCTCGACGGCCTTCATGGCTGTGTACTGCCCCGAGCGCGAGAACTGCGGGTTCTGGCCCGACGACAGAGAAAGCCAGGAATTCCTGCGGGCACTCTGGAACGAATCGACAGCCCATACATCCTGTGCGGAGCCTGGAGACACGCCATGAAAAGCCCCTTCAGAGTGAAGAACACGCTGACGCCTGCGCCCGAGCGCAGCGACGAGGAACTTGCGAAAGAGTTACGCGAGACCGTGGAGCGTGCCTGCGAGCTGAAGGATCAGTTAACGCAGCGCGGCTGGGGCGTATCGATCTTCTTCCGGTGGCATCACGATGAGAAGTCCACGGTCACGGTCGATATCGGACGAAGGCATAACCTATGAACGCACACAGCGCAGGAGAAAGTCATGTGCCGCGTTGATGATGGCGATCGAGCCGATCTGTATTCAATCGCCAACCGAATCGCGCGCAAAGAGCATCGATGCGGGGAATGTCGGCGCACCATTCTGGTTGGCGAGCCCTATGAGCGCCATAGCATGGTTTACGAAGGCACGGCCTCTGACCATATCATTTGCTCGCACTGCGCCGTGCTGTCGGCTTGGATCGGCGTCCAGTGCGGCGGCACAGTCTGCGGCGAGCTGATCGAAGATATCGAGGAACACGCGCAGGAGTACAACCGCACAGACTTGAAAGAGCTTGCGCTTGAGGCTCGCGGCCAGTGGTGCTGGTCCGAAGGTACCCGTATGAACGGTTTTCGCGGCAAGCCAATTCCGGCAATGCCAGCGCCGATTGAGCCGCTCTAACCGTGTGTCCGCAACATCAGGAGAAGCCGTAATGACTGACGATTTTCTCAGAGCAATCGTTCCGGATTGGGACACGCTGACTGATGAGGAGAAGGCGCGTTATCGAGGGCAACTCGACGACATGCTGGATGGCCCGTGCAATCCCCTCAAGGGGAAGGCGGCGGATACTGAACCCGCTTCGCAACATCAGGAACCCTAGGTGCCTTACGAGCGAATCAAGGCAGGAGAGTGGCTACGGCCTCGACGCCGGGGCTACAAGATGGCCTGCTGCGATTGTGGGTTGGTGCATACGCTGGATTTCCGCGTGCTCGATGGCCGCGCGGAGTTCCGGGCATTCCGGGACAACCGCGCCACGGCTGGCATGCGGAGGGCGTCCCGGTACGCAGCGAGCAGCAATACCGGTGCGGTTGCTGGACCGAAAGCAGTAATGCCGAACCAGCGAAGCCCGCGAGCCAAACGGGATCGTTTGTCGGTATCGAATAACCGTCACGGACACAACCCATGAGCGCGACAAGTGAGGGTGCTTGATCTCTTCAGCGGCATCGGCGGCTTCTCCCTCGGACTTGAGCGAGCCGGAATGCGAACCGTCGCCTTCTGTGAGATCGAGCCATACTGCCGAGCAGTTCTCGCTAGGCATTGGCCAGGAGTCCCCATTTTCGGAGACATCCGCACCCTTACTGCCGACGCCATCCGCCACGCGCTACGGAAACAATCGAGGCGGCGGGATGGGTCGGACGGGGCCAGTGAGACCGAGTCTCAAGACGTTGACCTCATCTGCGGCGGATTTCCCTGTCAGGACATCAGCGTCGCCGGAAAGGGTGCTGGTCTTGCAGGCGAGAGAAGCGGCTTATGGGTCGAGTTCGCTCGACTCATTGGCGAGCTTCGACCCCGCTACGCAGTCGTGGAGAACGTCTCAGCTCTCTGTGCTCGGGGGCTTGGAGCCGTACTCGGAGACCTGGCCACGCTCGGGTATGACGCGGAATGGCATTGCATACCAGCTTCCTACGTTGGTGCCCCTCACCGTCGAGACCGAGTCTGGATCGTGGCGTACATCAACGAGCGAGGGGCAGGATGCGGGCGGTCAGGACCCAAATCGAAGTCTACACACGCAGGTTCGACAGTGGCCGACGCCAACGATCAAAGGGAATCACAACCGCAAGGGACTGTCCTCCAAGAGCGGGGACGGCCTAGCGACGGCGGTGAATCAGGCGATGTGGCCGACGCCAACAGCTCAGGATGCGGACCAAGCGGGCAGCGCGAAGCGCCCTGCATTGACTCGTGCGGCGAGATGCGCGACTTCGACCGCCAGGGACTTCAGACATCCTGGGCGCAGTCGTCTGGAAAGGGCTGGGGGCAAGCAGGGCGAGAACCTACCGCGGCAGGTTGGTGGAGCACTGAACCCGACGTGGGTCGAGTGGCTCATGGGGTTCCCGCTAGGGTGGACCGCCTTAGAGCCCTCGGCAATGCCGTCGTCCCGCAAATCCCGGAAATCATCGGGAGAGCCATCATGAGAGTGAACTGCCCATGACAAATTTGCGTTGCAGCCACCGTGATCCCGACGGCTCTTGGTCTACTTGGGAGTTCGATGAGTGTCCGCGCTGCCAGATCGCTCGCCTGACCGCCGAGCGGGACCAGTGGAAGCTCGGCAGCGTCACGGTCAACGAGCGGCTGCTGGACGAGATCGAGCGGCTCAAGGACGCATTAGCGTGGATAGCCTCTCGGGAGCCTGAAGCGCGCCGGGCAGTCGATGCGGGCCACCACAACACAACCTTCGCGATTGACCTTGCGAGCGCGGCCAGACTCGCTATGGAGGGTCTGTGGCGGCAACCCTGGGGCGGCTGGGCTCCGGAGAGCCCGACCGCCGACGAACCGACTCCGGTTCATCCTGACCCCACTGGCAAGACACGGGAGCCGCCGCACTGCCCCACGTGCGATTGCCAAACTGATTCAGCCGCAGTGAAATCGTGAGCGACGCACATGCTTATCCCTGATGCCATCAATGGCTGTTTCGAGGCACTCGGCGGGGCGGCGATTTTCGGCCACGTGCGCGCCATCTTGCGCGACAAGGCTGTGAAAGGCTTCAGCCCGTGGGCCTGCGCCTTCTTCACATCGTGGGGGTACTGGAATCTCTACTACTACCCGCACCTGGATCAGTGGCTCTCGTTTACGGGCGGACTCTTGATCGTGACGGGCAATACGCTCTGGGTACTGCTCATCCTGAAATATCGCAACACCCAGAGAACCTGAGCGAGTCGTTATGAACATGAGCAGTACGCACCGTGTAACCAGCGAACTCGAATGTCTCCGGGCCGGTGGCCACGTCTGGTTCCAAGCACGCATCGCGCAGTTCAGATATCAGAGTACAGAGCCTGCGCCTTATTTGCAGCTGAAACGGTGCATCCGTTGCGGGCACCAGGAGATTGAGCAGGTTGAGGAACTCCCAGTTGCTCCGAGTTCTCTGCCCAAACCAAAGGCGCTCCCGAAAGGCAAATGCCTGCTGTGCGATCAAGGCTATGACGGCATAAACGACAAGCACTGGGTGGGCGGAGAACTGTGGCAGTGCACCGACCCCCCGACAGTGGAGTGTTACAACGGCTGCGGGCACCGCCAGCATTTCAGCTCCTCCCAAGATCCCTGCGCAAACTGCGGGAAGACTTGGGAGGATAAAGTCGGAGTGCGTCGATGAACAAGTCGCTTGCCTATTGGTGGAATTACCCGCTCGTGCGTCTGACGGTCAGACGATTGATTTTGCGCGTCTGGCGCGTGCAGATCACGCTACTGATCCCGGTTGGTGTTGAGAAGTGGCTCCCACGCCGATGACCAAACGCAAACTACCGAAGTTCAATCCGGGCCGCGCTCGATGGCTGGACTTTAAGCGGATGTTCCCCGAGCCCGAGCTACCGAACTGCTGGGCCGGAGTGCCGAGGTCGGCCTTCGGGATAATCCTCGCCGGGTTGCCGCCCGTGGTGACCTATTGCGAATCGACGCAGACCGTCCGAGGTGTCCCCACGCAGCCTGGCGTTTATCACATCGAATACGCGAGGGCACGATGGTCGCGATGAACAAGTCCAATCCCGCCGACTTCTTTGGAATCCCTATTCGGGCCGCTACAGAGAATCCCTATGAGGGGTTGGACCCAACGGGGCAAAACGGAGTGCCAGGGTGTGTCATCCCGCTCCACAATATACGGATGCGCGAGGACGGCACCTTCATGCGCCACGACAGCGCCCGGATTGCGGCGGCCACGATCCCCAACGGATTCGCGGGTGTGCCGCCGCCCGACCCGCTGACGGAAATGTGGCGGCAATTGTTGGACGCCTGGGATAAGGAGTGAGGCAGCGATGAGTGAAGTAAACCTACCGCCGCTCTGGCCATTCCTGCACGGCATGCGCGAGCCCTACGGCTGGGCTGGTATCCCACCGGCAACGGTGCCGTGTGAGCATCGGGTCCGACACTACGATCACAGCTTTACGGACAGCGAATATGCCTACTTCGAAAGCTGCGAAAAGTGCAGGGCGATATTCGAGTATCAGCGCGGATCGCTGGCGGATTGGTGCAAGGGCCCAGTGATGTGGGCGACCTCGACTACGTAGCTATAGCTGGGGCTTCAGTTCTGCGATGAGCGCGTCGAGTCGGTCAGCGTTGCGCTCATCTTCGGCTTTGGTATCGGCACAGAGGCTGACGGCCATCTCTTGAGCGCCGCTCGTTCCGCTGGCTGAAGGAGATCCGGAGTCAACTGGGGCTTGGGACAGGGGATGACCTGGGGCAGCGATGGAACTTTGGGAGGCGCTGTTGAGCAGGCTGCGAATGAAAGCCCGATCAGCATCGTAGTGAGACTGCGCTTCAGCAGCGCGGGTTTTGAGCTCATTCATCACCTGTTCGTTGTTCGCCGCCAGGGCATGATCTTGGTCGATCTGGGCTTGCAGGGCGTCCCTAGCGGCCTTCTGGGCGGCCGCGGCGGCATCCGCCACCTGAACCTGATAGCTCGCAAACGTCGTCTGTAAGTGCGCGTAGGCGATGCTGTCGGCCTTGTGGACGACCCACCCTGTCCCTGCCCCGGCCAGGAGAGCCGGGAGCAGGTAGGGCCAGAGTCGTCCGAGTAAGGCCAGCAGGACGCTCACACTTTCGCCTTGATCTCGGCGACCGCTTTCGCGAACTCGGCCTTGATGTCAGCGCCCAAAGCGGCGAGTTTCGCGGAGTGCGCCATGCTGTAGACCGCGCAGCCTACGATTCCGATGACGACTCCGACGACGACGGAGAACAGTTGAAGTCCCATGTCAGTCTCCTAGATCTGGTTACTGTTGAAGAAGCCGCGCCAGAAGGTGAGCACGGCAGAGGCCCCCAGCCAGTACTTCAGGTGGTGGGGAGGGATGAGATCGGATACCCCGGCAACCGCGGCGATCGTGCCCTGCACAAGCCCGATGCCCTTGGTCCCGTGGTTTTTCCACAACAGATAGAGTTTGTTCATGCGAACGCTCCTGAGGCCAGTTGCTGGGCGACGGCGCGGGCTCGAGCCGGAGTCTCCCGTGCCCAGTCGGAGTTCAGGGCTTGGTTGGCCACTTCCGTCCAATCTCCCCGGGCGATGGCGGCGAGCATGAGGTGGAAGCCCAAGAGCTTCTGGAAGCCCATCTGGTAGGCCATCTCGATCAGTGCGTTCTGCCGGGCATCGTTCAAGGTCCCCCACCAGGAAAAGGCTGCTGACAGGTGTGCCTCCACATCCGCGAGTTCCATATCCCGCAGCCAGCTCGCCCCTGCGGTCGTGAGCGCGACGTTGAGCCAGTGGTTGTCCAGCAGCTTCTTCCACTCAGGTCCCGTGAAGGGATGGGTCTCAAGACATCTCCCGGTACCGATGGTCCACAGGTTCTGCGTGTCCTGATACGGATTGGGCTCGAACCCCTCCTGCGCATCGATGGCTTGGGCCAAGCGATCTGGATCACTCACGACGCACTCCCTTGCGTTCGGCTTCCTTCAGGGCTTCCGCCACAGCATCGTCCGTATCGGCTTCGGCCCGAAGCTCGGGACGATGTTCGCGTCTCGCCTGTTCGTGTCGCAGCATCGATTTCACCTTGAGCGCTTCCACCGCGCGGGCGATCCAAGGCAGCCTCACCCGAATCCAGATCCACATCCCACGTCCCTATTCACTTGTGTCTCCCCTTGGCGATGACGATGGAGGCTTCCGTCGTCACCGTGTTCCACCGACTCTGTTCCTCGGTCTGCTTCTCCCGGATGGTGATAAGGGTGTTGTCAATCGCCTCAAGGTGCCCTTCCTGCCGCTGGATATGCTCGTCCTGTGCTTTGACGCTCTGAGTGAGTTCCGTCATTGCCTGCTGCAGGATGCGGAACTGGCTGTAGAACTGACCGCAGACAAAGGCCGCACAGAGAACTCCCACCACCCGTCCCCAGTACTGCCGCAGGAAGGCGAGTACCAGCATGAGTGCGCCGTGCTGTTCCTCGGCGGCTTTCAAGGTTTGGGTGACGGAGACGCCTTCACTCACGATGGCGTAACGGTGGCTGACCCATCGCAGACGACCCACGTCGAAGTCGGAGATGAACCCTGTGCCACCATGATGCGTTTGTTGGATGTGTCGTAGACTCTGCGGCCCAGATACTTGAAGGCGGTATTGATGATGGCGGCGGCAGAAGCGATGTCTGACGCGTTATCGAACGCCATCCCATCCAGCTCCCAGTTGCCACTCAACGTGAAGATACCTTGGGCGCCAGAGATCGTATTGCCCTGACTTCCCGACCCTCCGGTCTGGACGAACGCATTACCACTTGCAATCCCGGCGACGAAGGGATTGACGACCCGCACTCCATAGGCATCGGCATTCAACTGGACGGCGACCGTCTGGGTGGTCTCGGACTTCCCGTCATGAGCCGTGGAGTAGCCGAAACGGACGCCTTCGATCAGCAGGGATTGCGTGGTCGCGACATTGATCGCGTTGCCCACAGATCCTGCGATGAAGCCGTTTTTGATAATCCCCATCGAGGTTCTGGGGGGGCTGTAGATGGAGATCCCCTGCCCCACCACGAAGCCGATATTGGTGCTGTCCAGCAGCCAGAAGTCCTCCACCGTGAAGTGGGTCGCTTCCTGGGTGAAATTGAGGTTGTGCTGGAACCCTTGAATGAACACGCTGCGGATCAGGGTATTGCGCGCGGAGGAAGAAATCCCGTAGTTGGCCGATGACCCCAGCATCGCCACGTTCTCGATGATGGCATCGATCAGATCGACCTGATTCGCCGCCGTGAGTCCATTGGGGTTGTCGTTCGCAGGAGGGTCGTTCAGGTAGGAGGTCGTGATGGAACTCGCCCCCGTGATGCCGATACCCAGTCCCGTGATGCCGGCTCCCACCACCCCATCCAGATGGATGTTGTGTTTGGCACCCGTGGCATCCACTCCCGACCAGGGGCGGTAGAACAGCGATTCCCCGGGTCCGAAGAAACAGACCGAGCCGGATGTGTAGACCTTGATGTTGGTGATCTTGGCCTGGTACATCCCGTTGCCGGTCATGCCGGTATTGATGGCATTGGTCACTTCGAGATCTGTGACCTCCCATCCATGACCGTGAGAGGTCTGGCGTTGCCACTCGTTGGTCTCGTTCGTCGCCCAGCCGAACTCGTAATAGATGCCATCGGATAACGAGTTGTTGCAGTTGATGACGACGTTCTCGATCACCACATCGCGCAAGCCGCCCAAGGCAAAGAGTCCGCGTGCCTGATTGCCGGTGTCGGTGCCGGAGAGGTAGAGATTACGCAAGATAAGACCGCCCATCGGAGAGGGCAGCAGGGAGTCATAGATCGGCGGGAACAAGGGATTATCCGTTCCCCGGCCGCCCCACATGATGCAATTGCCCGCGTTCGTGGAACCCGGCGCAAACGTATAGGCGGTGTTGATCGTGCCGTTCTGGATCGTGACATTGCGGATGGCGGTGAGGAATCCCGCGCCACTGTCGCCGGTCACCCCCGTCTTGGTGAACGACCAGGTACAGCCTTGCAGATCGAGCATGCAGCCGTC